CTCCGACTTCCCACTAGCAAACCCCGCTCGGAAGAGTAATAGCGATGACACCTCTTCGGCTGAAGTGATGCAGACCGTATCTCCAGTAGTTTGGGCCCCTGCATCCGAACCACCTACCAAGATGGCAGTATTCGACATCGATGATACACTACTCGATACATCACAACGAATGCGTTCCGCTATCCGTACAGGTTTGTTCGACCCTACTAAATCGGGAAAGAAATCCCATCCGAAAGGTGTCCCGGCGTTCCGTGATTTCTTTTACAGCCCAGAACGGTTCAACCTTGACTCTCTTATCCCCGGCGCACTTGATTTAGTCAACAGCCTTCAACAGCAAGGATATACAATCGCATACTGTACTGGTCGACCACGCCGTATCTTTGAAGCGACCAAAAACCAACTTCGTCAACATGGTTTCCCAATCATGCGAGATAAGAATGGTTTTGAACTACTTGCCATGAAACCCGACACAGACGGAAAAACCCCTTCGTACAAGTTCAATGTACTTCGCGACTTACAGCATCGCTATGATGTTCGCATGTTCTTCGACAACCATCCGGGTAATCTTGCCGAAGCCCAGAAACTTGGAATCCCGGGGCTATACATTTCAGTAGACCAGTACGCAGGTATTCAAGGACTTGCGACCCGTTTCAACAAAGACAAGGGTAAAATCATGGATGATATAAAACGCAATCCGATGGCCTTCCCAATTCCAGAATCCTACAAACAACGTCTAGCCAGTCAATTGGGTCAAGAAATGACAGAAGAAGGTTATCGCCCGTTGCGAGTCCAAGAAGATTTCATAGACACAGGAGCATACCATGGAAACAAAAGCGATTTCTCTTATGTTCAAGGTGAATACCAAGAACTTCTAGATGAAATCGAAGCACAGGATTGGGACGAAGCATACGCAGAATACAGCGATGTTGAAAGTCACCTTGCATACTACATGTATACTAACTACGGTATCAGTATGCCAGTTTACACTCACAGCCACATAGGAAGGACACTGTTCAGAGTCAAACTATTTGAAGCCCTCATGAATCATTACAAATTGGAATTCCATGCAAAGTACCTCGTAAAGGGTTCAAACTACAAGAAGGTAGCAAAGGTTCGTACCGCCCTAGAACTTGCGGCAAAAGACCAAAAGAAGAGGATGCCAAACGTGTCTGATGAAGAACTGATGAACGTTGTCGAAGAAATGGCGGAAGAAGTCAAGCAAAATCCACCGCAGACATTCACCAAGAAGAAGGTCAATGAATCTGTAAAGGGAACCCAAATCAAGAAGAAACCAGACCCAGAAACAGGAAACAACTGCCACAGTTGCGCATACTGGTCACCAATTGGTACTGTTGATAATGCTACTAGGGAAGTAGGTGTATGTAGCCTATGGAGTGACAAAGTAAAGCGCGAAGTCCTTACTGGAGATACATTCTACTGTGGAGGTTGGAAGCAAGAAGCACGGGACAATCCCGGCGGTGCGCTTCCCATCTTCACAGGAGAACCCAAAGGGAGTTTCACAAACCAAGGATTGGTCACTGCCGAAGTTCAAATCGGAAGAGGCATTGTGAAAGACATAGGAGAAGGCATCCAAGACATCTACCGTGGTCTTATCGGCGGAAGACAAAGTATGACTGAAAAGCGCATGGCTATGGCTGTTGCATCAATGCAAAAGGAACTTTCTGATAGAGCAAAAGCAAAGGGAGGAAACGCTGTTGCGAACCTCCAAATCGACTATGAGTACCCAACTCAAGGGGACTTGACTCTCATAGCCACAGCCGACGCTATCAAGATGACTCGACCACCTAAGAACAACCCCAACTACGACCTACCATCAAAAACGAAATCATCCATAGAATCACCAAGGTCAATGGAATATTTAGCGGGTCGCACGAATCCCCTTCCTAAGCCCAAGAAAGGCATGAAGAAGCCAGAAAAGTACGTCGAGTACTTGATGAGTCATACTAAGATGCGCACTGAATTCCCAGACCGTCGTCAACGCTATGCTGTTGCTCTTTCACTAGTTGAAAAGAACATGGAATCTGGGCGCAATACGGTCAAGCACCAGACCAAATCAAGAAAGTCAACATAGAAATCCCCAGTACATTAGTACGTATTGGAGAAGGAGGATGTTGGAGTGTCGGCTACCGTTCGGATAAAGAAGGCCACGGCGAAGACCAAAAGTATGTTCACAACTTCGGGGACTTCGGTAGGTTCCCTAAGAAGAAACCAAAGCCGGGAGATAGGAAAGAACCGGACCTATACGCGGCAATGGATGAAAACGGTAATGTTGTATACTTAGTCATCATGGGTGGAACGTTCAGCCTAGACACGGACCCGGACTCAGGAATCAATTGGTTGGTAGGATAATGGCAAGAGAAACGTTATTTGGAATCGGAGAAAAGGGATGGAAGGCCATCGATGTGGCCTCGGTAGGATTGATTCTTGCCACCACAATTGCGGACACTGCACAGAAAAGCAAGAACCGGAAAATCAAGAAGTTTTCCCGCGTAGGAATGTCACCCAAAGCATTCAAGAAAACAAAACAACTCTCTAACGGTCTTCTAATCTTCGTTCTAGCAAGAAATTTAATCGATACATTTGAAGAATACAACATCATTCTCAAGAAAGACGCTCTATTCCCGGGAAGAGGAGTACTTACAGAAACGGCCACAACTGCTGTAAGACAATTCAAACCACTTGGACAGACAACAGCATCATTGGATGGCGACCAAGTGCGAAACGTATTTTGAGGTAATAACATGGCAGGCTATTTTACAGAAGACACGATGACGCCGGGTGAGCGTGAAAGATTTAGAGCATACGGTACATTCCTATTGGGTGCCGGTGGATTGTATCTTTGGATGACTTCTCGTGAAGGTGTACCGGTAAAAATAGCAACTACGGGTAACGCCAAACTGAAGAAAGTCGAAGTAACCCAAGTAACTGGATTCGGCGTACCAAACGACAAAGAAGTCAATCTATCTGCCACAAATAGAACAGTTGAAGGTTTTGATATGTCATTAAGCATTGGAGTGATAGTAACCGGAACAGGCAATCTTTCTGCAAGTGTGTCAGCAACATACGACAATGGAACTAGTAGCGAAACGAAACAACTCGGTGGCGATGAACAAGCGGACTATACCGCGTTTACTATCAACAACCGCGACTTTACCAAGGCCGACAAGTCAATTAAGTCGTATACCGTCGCTGTGACTGCGAAGGATGGTAGTGCTGTTAGCGCAACCACCTTCACGGTCGGTGCGTGAAATGGGTGCAACAAAGTCCCAAGGATTCTTTGCCAAGCCCAAGAGAAAGGGTGGGGACGTATCTCCCGACCTCGCTAAAGGTCTAGCCGTATCAGCGGCAGATTCGATAAGAAAGTTCCACGAAACACATTACGCAATGGTGAGAGATTTCTCGGAGTTTGTAGATGCACGCTCCCAAGTCACTGTTCACGACCATGTTCATTACCATGTGTACGGAGATTACAGACTTAACTTATCCGAACTCATTGGTCCAGACTTTGACGCTGTAAGTGCAGTACAACCAGAAGACCTAAAGACAGCAATAGGAGCAGAACTAACAGGACTACTGGACACAATTTCAAGTGAATATCATACGGTACCAACAACAATCAGTAGGATGGTACAAGCCGGTGGACAGACACAATATCTTCCAGTTCCAATGCTTCGCTTCAAAGTAGCAAATTACAAACTAGACACAACAAGAGGAACAGCAATCGAAACAGACGATGTAGGAGGAAGTACATTCTTACGAGTTCCACGACTCAATGCGCATCTTATCACAGAAGGACACTCAAGTAGAGCAAACCTAGGCGTTGCACCCGATAATACAAACGGATGCGATAAACTGAACGGATTCATCAACGCAGGAGAAAACACCGGAGATTTCGTCCGTGTAGCCCGTACTCGGCTAGATATCGAACCTCGGCTGTCCCGATGGTCCAACAATCAACTACATTCAGGAACACAGGCAACCCGCTTCTTCTTACCTAGCCTCGGTACCATTCTTGTTTCTGGTGAACGTATTGATGGACTAAAGGAATATGTAGGAGCGCGTGTCGAATACATGGAGGAACAAGTAACTGAGGGTCTTGCAGACAACAAGTACAACCTATTGCCCGAATTCCACTATCACCCTGTCGCTAACTTAGATGCGAGATACGCCGGAGGAATCAGACCATCGGGTCGACATGGTATAATTACGGGCCTCAATGCACTTATCAGCCAACCAAGCGGCCGCCTAAACGAAGATACAGAATACATTACATTCTTCCTTGAATGGGCAAAGTCAATCATTACGCATCCAGATTACCGACACTACCTTGAAGTCACACTCGCAGAAGATTTGAATGCTGAGAATATTGACATCATAACTTCACTAGGTGGAACACCACCAGAACCAAGATTTTTGAACGCGGTCAGTGGAGCCCTGCGGAATCCATCTATCGACGGTGGCGATGCGGAAATTTTAGAGGACATCGATGAAGATGACACATTCTACATCAACGAAGTAGTAGACAAGCGATATCAATTGAGTTACACCTTATCAAACGGTCGCACCGTATTATTCCCACTTACACTAGGAGGAGTTGAAATGCCGCATACAATCCCCGGGACAACCGATAGTGTGTGGTTTAGACGAGGGGATTTCAACGTATTTGATGAAGATAAGAACGAAGAACTCGACGAAGAAACCATTCAAGAAGAAGGATACAAGGGTCAGGTCAACAAATTCCACCGAGTATTCCTTCGCATCGTAATGGATTGCTACATGACAATCGAAACCTACACAGCCATACTAACAGGCAATATCAATACAAAGAAAGCAAACAAATTCAGTCGCGCCAACCAAGACCCAAACATGCGCGCATTGGCGGCAAGAGAAAGAGGCGGCGGCGGCGGTAAAAAGGAAAAGAAAGGGAAGAAAGACAAACCCGGTCTTGCAGAAATACTCGCTGAACTTCGCACAGAACTTTCACTGGGGCAGTTGGTTGGTACTTACTTAACCACCCGCGGCGATTTTTCCCGCCTTCAAAATTTTTACAGTCAGGATTTAACCGGTGCAGAAATCCTTTGGCTATCCAATTCGATTTCAGATTTCAGCCCAAATCTTGTTTCCGCGACTCCAAGCCTCAACAGAAATCAACTGGTGCAACAAGTGTACATCCCACCCCAAAACGCCACACAATACGTAACAGGGACAGAAACCGCTCCGAGTAAAATTACCCTTCACCGGGCAGACCCTTATGGGGTACTCGGAGGTGTACCACAGAATCAAGTAGTAGGTACATCAGTTACTGCACCTACAACAAAGGACTTTGCACAAGAAGTTCCTTATGCATACGACCCAGTAAAACCAACAACAATCTTCCTACGCTTAGACAGCGCACTTCTCCGCGACATTTTAATCGAGTACGTGAGGCAACACAATCTGTTCATCACCGAAGTGGCACGCACAGCCGTTCGCAAGAAAGGGAAGAAACGCCAAGGGAAAGGCGGTAACCAAAAGAAAGGCAATCAAAACAAAAAGGCCTCTTCGGTGCTTCCAACAATGTGGATGCTCATTAAACAAATGGCGACCCAAGTTTTACTCCTAGATGACGCCAAGCCTCACGTAATGTGGAACAATCTTTTTGATTCCGTTGACAGATACCGTACTCGCCAAACAATGCAACATCCAATGATACCAGAACACTGGGCACAAACATTCACCGTAGCAAACTTGCGCAAAGACCCAGAACTCACAGGAACCACCCCAAACATCGAAGAACAGGCCGAACTACTTTCAGAATACACCCAATTCCTCGAATCAGTATACTTCCAAGACTTTGGTATGATTGCAGAAATCGCAACGGGGCTAGACATCGCTCGCATCGAAATGATTAGCGACCTCGACGTATTGAAGCGGTATTTCGTTGAACGAATGCACGAAGATACAAGTTCCAAGTTCTTAGACCGAGCGCTATGGAATGGCTATCAATCACTTATTTACATCATGCGAACGTTCGCTGATATCCCCGCAGAATTGCGTGGAGAATACACAGCATCTCGGTTTGATGAGGACGCAATTGGTCAAATGCGAGAACAGGCAAGTCAAATGGGCACACAACTCCGCGAACCAGTATATGGGCAAGTGGAAGACGTTAGCCCAAGATTTATGCGCGAAGGACAGGTATATCGTCCACCGGGATTCTGAGGTGAATACATGGAACGCGACTACAAGTATATCTTTCGCGAGTTCGATAAGTACGTCCGCATTCTAGAAGCGGAAGGTATTTATCCACCATCAATCAATAGTATCGAATTCTTTTGTAAGGAGATGATTACAAAGAAGTACTGGTACTATCCTCCTACCCGAGGAGGTATCAAATCGGTTATGATTTACGGTTCATTAGTACGCGACCAAATTAGCACGGAACCAATACTTGACAGGTCTGACGGTGTCGAAAACCGGGAACTGTTTAATGAAATGCGCGACAAACTCATCGAACGCGTCAATGAAATGTATGGTGAAACGGGCAATGAGGAACGCGCAAGAAAGTGGGCACCCAATCCCTTTTCCGTCGATGACCGCGCATTTGAATACGCATTATCCGAAGGAATGAACGCCGATGTGTGGGATAAAATGGAACCTTTGGAACGCAAGCAAAGCGTAGCATATCAAAAAGCAGTAGCAGATTCAATTTACGTCAAAAACCAATGTAACAACTATTTTGAAACAGTTGGCGCATTCATGCTCCGCAAAACCATGCATCACCCAATCATGAGTATCTACTTCTCCTTTTCAGCCTCGGCATCAGAAGGACGCAATTCCACATTCTTAGCCCGAGCGAAGGGAGGAGAAGTAACAGTCGATTCCGAAGAAGATATCAAAACCTTCATGGAACAATCTGAGTACAAAGACATTCTTTCGATGGGGAACGATTCATTCCGCGGAATTTGGTTCGTACCTAGCACAACAGGCGATAACATCAAGATGGCGTGCATCGATTTCGATAATCCAAACATGTCTGCAAAGACAACAAAGATGAAGACCGCAGTAAGAAATGTATCGAAGAAACTTGAAGCGGCTGAAGTCCCGTACATCATAATGTTTACAGGGAAATCATATCAGATTTGGTTTGGAACAGAAGCAATCGGAATCGACAATCAGTATGAAGCAAACAGATACATTGACCAGTTAACAAAAGGCGTGGATGTAGTAGTTAGTGCAAAGTCTTCAGTTTCAACAGCAGAACGCCAAGAAGCAATTGAACGCGGGGTTCCGTTAATCGACAAATCAGTAAATACAAAGAACAAGCCACTGGGGATGTTCTTTGGTATGCATTACAAACCTCAGAAAACACCCACAGACGACCCCGGTACGGGATACGTGAGAGTACCAGTACCAATCAAACAACTCACGGCCTTCGACGCAACGCAAGAAGCGCACCCACAATTCGTACTCAAGAACTTCAATTCATTGTCGTTGCAAGTCGACCAGTTTTTTGACGAAGTCAAGATGGGGCAAGGTTACGGAGGTAAAGGAAACATCGAAACTCCCCCGGCATGTTTCCGTAGCGATGAAAACGAACCAGATTTCTCCACCGTTAAATTCGCAGAAGAATGGAAGAAAGGAAAGCGAGGATTCCCTGAATACAATTTTAGCGATGGCCGGGCGGAGGCTTCGCAGTACAGCGAACTTATCGTTACTCCAAAGTTCGATGGCTGGTTAGGCGCCATTCATTATCGAAGTACTGGGAACTTTGTACTCAATGGAAAGCGTTTAGTTGAACAGAAAGAACGTTCCACGAGAACTGGAAACATTCTTTCTTCTGAAGAAGTACAATGTGTACTGGTTACTCGCGGGGGCATCATCATGTGGGATAACCATCTCACCCGCGAGTTCCAACGCACCTGTGAACGTTTAGGAATCCGAGAGGCGATTCTGGTTGGAGAAATTGTGACTTACAATGAATTCGGGAAAGTCGCAGGACCGCAAGGTGTGACAGCGGTACTGAATCGTAAAGAAAAGGAAGATGGGGCCACAACCCAAAACGAACGGCTGTTCAATAATCTAAGATTCACGCTTACCGACCTAATCAAAATCGATGGTAAGCAATGGGGTATTGACGACAGTTACGAAGCAAAGCACGACCTTCTAAAACAGTTCACTTCCTTCAGAATCGACCTCACACCATACTTTAGATTGCAAAGTCCATTCACTGAACGTTTCGATGCATTGTGGAGTCAAGTAACGGTGACAGATGGCCACGAAGGATTTGTAGTCTATGCAGACGGCAATCGCTTCAAAGTCAAGCGGCAGAATACACTAGACGCAGTAATCATTGGTATCGATTCAACAAGTAAGCGCTGGATAGATGGGAAAGGAATTGGTTCAGCCTATGTTGCAGTCGTACACAACCGACCAAAGTTCGGGCCAATATATGTTTCATTAGGACGAGTAGGAACAACAGGATTAACAGACGCACAACGACTAGAACTAACAGAAAAAGTCGTAGGCACTGAAAACGAGAACGTAGTCCCACTAAGCAAAGCACTGGGACAAACAGAAGAAACCATGGGATTAGAAGATGTAATTCTTGTTGAACCTACTACTGTTGTCGAAATAGTGTATGAAAAACTAAACGAGGGTCGTGAACCTTCCTTTGCTATGTATCGGCAACAAAGGATGGGCAAGGGACGAGGAGCGAGGACAAACTTCGCATTTGCAGACATCATGTACTCTCGGCGTATGCGTAGCCCACGCATTGTTGGAATAAGGGAAGACAAGAATCCACTGAAGAAACTAGATGTCGATTCAGCGCAAGGAGATACATCCGGAGGGTTCCAGATTGGTGCAAAGCCAAACCCTGTGTTTGGTATACCATCCCTATCCAAACTGGCAAAAGAACTCAACCGAATTCAATTCTTCTATCCAACAGCAGAGAAAGGCCCACCAGTGATAATGGATGACAACGAATTAGTCCAACGGTCATTCGTAGGCAACGTAATCGCAGGCCCCGAGGTACTAGACGGTCCAATTGATATGTGGAGAAAACTACACAAACTAATGGATAGAGATAGGGAGTTTGCGGGATACGTAAAGAACAACACAATCTACTACGGTACCTCGCATAACAAAATGTCCGTAGCGGTAGGATTCAACGGTAGTGATTGGGCCAATGGAGTTGATTTCATGTTCCACACGCATCCCGCGAACCCAAGATTTGGAAATTCATTAGGGTACATGTCCCCAGAAGATGTAGTTGCATCTATGGGAGAGCGCGTGTTATTCGGCGTCCGCTATCAGGTCATCAGCGAAAACTATGGATTCGACGTGCTACGAATTGACATCAAAAAGGACAGTCCATTGGCAAAAGAAATGAAGAAATTGACAAAGTCGAAAACTGAAGCAGTTCAGAAGAAAGCGATAGACGAAATCGCTAAGATATTAAAAGCCGAATCAAAACTGGTTGTAAAGCAGTTCAGGAACAAAACAGCAGACAGAAACAAGTTTCAATCTTATCTACTTAAAAGTGAAATCGCGTTCACGCCATTCGATATCAGTGCAATTACTATTGAAGGATTCAACAAAGTGTCCAAGAACTTTCACATTCAATACCAAGTAATGCCTTTACCCTTATACCAAGTTTCATTCAACGGTCAATACCCACAATTAGAAATCCTCAACAACCCAATGTCCTTCTACGGGTTTGAACCAACGCGTCACGTTGAATTGGTAGGCTATCCCGGCGAAGAAGTCTATGGACTAGATATCAGAAAGGAATTTCAAAACGCCTACGACCGCGCGTACGCATTCGACAAACCTCCGGGCGACCAAAAGATGTATCTCACAGGAACTTCTTCTGGCCCTCAATCACCCGCGCCAATCAAAGTCCGAGGCCGTAGCATATACCTAGACGTCAGTAATCTAGACCAAGGAACCTTTGCTTCAGCAATCGATGACGACCTTATGGAAGGCCAAGACGCCGCGAAGATTCTTCCAAAGCATCAATCTGGTATCGAAGTCCCAGCGTCAATGTATGACATGGAACGAGATATGTACCATAACGACGGAGAACAAAACCGCAGGGACGCCAAAGTGCAAATGAGAGTGTTCTTCGACATGGCAAAGCCAAAGGCCTCACTAAAATCTGAAGACCCAGACAAATATTACGAAGAATGGTTTGAACAGATTGATGAATCCACGGAAGTTCTGAAAAAAGTGAGTACAAAGAAATCGCTTCCGAAGGATGAAAAGAAAGTTCTAGCAGAAGTACTCAAAGACGAAATCATTGATAACCCACAGCACATTACAAACTCATGGAATGACGAGATTGAAAAATTCATTATTACATACGATGCAGTTCTATTAGAATATACAAACGGCGTATCCGGACATCCAGACTTAGTTCTACAAACAATTTACCCAGAATGGGAGTTCAAAGCACTTCAAAAGGCTCGCCTGCTCTCACTTGCCGAGAATGAGTACAGTTATACAGATGAAGAGATTAGCGCTATTCAATCCGGTTATCAACCGAAGACCCTAAGTCCGTCCCTCAAGTCGGCATTTTCAGACCTCTATGGTCCGGGTCTTCGCTTTGACGACGTTGACGACGAGGAAGGTGATTTCGATGGAACCGAGCCAGAAAACGATTGAAATGGTCTTCGGCTTTCCCCGTAAGGGCGAAGTCTACGGAACATTCGATGTACTAGACTCAACTTTTGACCCCAGTACACAAACATGGTCGGTAACATTTGCAGAAGAAGTACAGAAGAAGTATGCAATAGAAGCACTTCGTACATTCATCGGACGTCAAGCGATTTTCGCAATAGAAGACATTGATTACAGTGTAGAATTTCCAAAATCGGGACTGGTTGTAGAAACCGTACGTGATAACCCTCCGGGGGCAGTACAGACTCGCGTATCAGGTTCCTACACTACCAATGGCGCACTTCAAAACCCAATGTCTGTCGCAGACTTCAATGCCGATATGGATAAGATGACCGTATCAAACCCCAAGAAGCATTTCCGCGTGTACCCGGCAGGGGAACTACATTCCAAGAAATTTCGCGACCAATTGTTCAAGTTCGTTACTCGACGTGGAGAATCATACGGATGGGTAGCGAATGGGGAAATCTATCACCGTAAGGGTTCACTAATCATGCCCTATGTTAAAATCAACAAACACATTGAGAAGTCAGTGGTATCATACCATACTCATCCATCAAAGGATGAGCCATCACTTACTAGTCCAGACGACATTCAGTGGTATATGGATGCCGCATACAGCGAGTGGGGAATCCGCCATTTCTATACAATCATGAAAGACCGTCTAGACCACTTTGAGTTCATCATCAAAGGGGACGAAGGCCGAAAACGCTACCTAAAGATGAACGAAGGCAAGTTTGTTGACGACTTAGGCACCATGCTTGACAAAGCAGAAAAAGAGTACAAAGACAAGGAAGAACTAGACGATTATCAATTCTGTGAGCGCGTGACCCGTGCATGGATTAAAGACATCAATAGCAAATTTAGTCATCTAGTGGAAATCAAATACCACCACCATATACGCCCCGGCGCACCAAAGAAAAAGAAAGTGCTTGCCAATCCGGGAAGTGGTAACCCTTTTCCCCACACCTCCAGAATCAAGGTAGACGACAAGTATCTATCCATAGCCCTGAACGAACTCAAGGGAATTGACTACGATTGGATTCACTACGGTGGCGATGAGTTTAGCCACACCATGTATGTGTATTGGTGGCTAAAGTACCACTTCTTGCCGAAAGCAGACGACACAGACCGTCTATGGCTATGGGAAAAGAAAGGAATGGACGAAGAAACCAGAAGTAAAATTCGTAAGTACTTACAACAAGAAGTAGAAGATGGGTGGACAAATGCAGATTGCTTGCTAATGATTGGTCTGTTCCATGACATCGCAAAGAAGCGCGAGAAGGAACAGAAAATACATCATTCTATTCTAGGTGCGGACATGTTCAAAGAAGAAATTGCACCAGAACTTAAACTCCCTACCAATCTTACAGAACGCCTCTACTTGATGCTCCAGTCTGATGTGGGAAGGAAAAGGATAACAGAAGAACAGTTCCAAACTATTGCAGGAGATTTATACCCAGTAGCAAAGATGTTTCACATGGCTGATAGGACAGCGCACCACCCTTACATGTACACTATCGCCGCACGCATGGCTCGACGCGAAGGAACCCTAACAACCGGAGAATATGGTGATGCCTACATCGAGATGGCAAACAAACACGATGTTCTAGAGTTGGTGAAATTTTTTCAAGACAAAGCGATGCAAAACCCGCCGCCGAAGAGTCCGTCGAGTGTTACGTATTCTGCGACGTATGATATCGCGGTAGACCCAGACACAGCCGAATTCTTATTTTCAGAATACGACCCACGGCAAGTACCCGGGAATGACGGAAAAACCGGCAGAAATTTCATGGCTTCTTTCCGGCAAATGCTGTATCTGAAAATGGTGTTATCTGATGGATATGTTGCTTCCGCTACATTAGGGTTCAAGTATCCCGCTAATCTAAACATCACTGGTGTACCTGTTCGTGACGACTTTGGGTTATCGGGGGCTAGAGAAGTCTATGAGCGTGTAGGCCAAGTACTAGAACAGGCATACGAAGTAGAGATACAATACCAAGAAGCAAAAGAAGTACAAGCAGAAACATTCGATATAGTACCTGCTTCAGACGAAGATTCGGCACTTCAGCCTCTCATTAATCCTCGGCCATTCGGTAGCACAATTATACTTGCGGGGGCACATGGTTCTGGACGACGCGAAACTGCAAGGATGCTTCACCATCACGGTGGATACATGCTGTGTCCAATGCACACAACAGAACCAAGAAAGCCCGGAAGGATACCAAACGAAGATTCCGTAAACCATTCGCACGAATCTTTCGATAAGGAAGTTTCCTGTGGGGAAATGAAATACTGGACAATCGGTTCAAATGGACACAAGTATGGGTACACCCAAGAGCAACTAAAGCATCCAAAAACTGTAATGTACACCACACCACAAATGGCTTTGAAGATGAAAGAATCAATGCCGAAGGTTACTATCGTATTCCTAGACAATAAGGATTCAGTTAAGCGACACACCGACCGTCTAGCAAATCGCAATGGTGTAACACACGAGATGGCCAAGGCAACCGCAAAGCGCAAACACACACTCCGCAATGCTCGTCACAAGTTTGACGAAGTTGTATCTGTCGAGAAAAACAATTTCAAGGAAGCCGCAGTAACACTAATCAATCCAAAGAAAACACCTGAAGGGAGAAAGATTCCCAAGAGGTATTTGAAAGGACTCAACAGCGAAGAAATGGCTATCGCGGCAAAAGAAATCGATAAGGGATACAAGTACGATATCAACGACCCAGACGCCTACGAAGAATGGAAATCAGATATTAAAGCAAAGGCCAGAGGATACAAGACCGTACCAAGTAAGTACAAGAAGAAGTTTATCGAGATGTACGGCCCATTGCCTGAGGAAGGCGATTTCCTTACCAAGATTGCAAAGGCCACAGGAATCAAAAAGAGTATTCTAAGGGAAGTAGAAAAGAAAGGACTAGCCGCTTGGAGAACAGGACACCGAGTAGGTGCAAACCAACACGCATGGGCAAGAGGCCGAGTATACTCATTCGTAACGCTAGGTAATACTGTCAAGAAAGGCAACAAGAAGATGGGAGATTACAAACTCGCTGTCAAGGCGGGACTCATCAAAGAGAACCCACCAATAGAAGTCATGCCTCGCACTAACGAATTAAACAGTACTCGATTCATTAACTTGGAAACGGATGAAGACGTAACAGGCAAATTATTTGATGGGGCGACATTGAACGCAGAAGAATATCCAAATCTACACGTAGGTAAGGAACTTAATTTATCGAGCAAACTCCCCACTGGAATCCCTAAGAAACTCAACACTGCAAAAATGGGCAATGAGCGAGTTATAGTATTCGATGGGGGAAGACTACTCGCAAAGAAAGTCAACATCGATGCGCCTGTTTACCTTGAAACTTCCCCGTTCAAGCGGAGAGAGCCATCAGGATTCATCGTAGCATCAGGCAGGTTACACTATGATGAAAAGGCATACACTGTGTCAGACACTAGAATTACACGCTGGGATGACAGTGTAATCCCAATGCTTAGACCACCCTATTTCATCTATGACGAAGTAACAATACAAAGTAGTCCAGTATACGGACCACTACCAAATCCATCACCATCAAAACAACCAAAAGCATCATTCAATTGGTTGGAGAAGTTTACCGCATGGGTTGAACTCGTAAACATGAAGAACAAGGAACTGATTGCATTCCTCGATTCAGAACCTTGGGGTAAAAAAGCAGGGATAAACAAAGCAAAGGCGAAGCAAGAAGGAATCAGCCGAGGACGTTTCTCCGCAAGCCGTATTCTCATCATGCGAAAGAAACTAGGACTCACTGGCCCAAAGGACTACATCAAGGCCGGGCCGATTATTATTCGCAACTACTACGAACTTGCACAAAAGAAGTGGACAGAAGCAGACTGGGAATGGTGCAAGAAGCAAGTAAGTTTCAATTCGCGTGCGCGTGGGCAATCAGGACCATACACCGACAGTAAAGGAAGACCAACTCGCAAACTGACTGCGCTTTGGGTATGGGGCCATGACCCATGGCGCTATGCACGCAAGATTGAGAAGCGCAAGACAATGCCTAAGTGTCCAAACGTCCCATGGATTGGTCGAACAGAAAAGCGACTATACGGTACGACTGAGTACAAATATCCTGAAGTGGAAAACAATCCACCATTCCGCAGACCACGTCTTTATCATGGTTCTTCTGTCAATAACCTGAAGGTACTCAAACCACATCACAACAAAACCATAGGTAGAGAAGTGGTATTTGCTACACCAAATTATGAATATGCATTAGCAATGTCTGTGCCATCAACTAATGACGATTTCGATATTGGATATGTTAATGGCGAATTTATGATTGAGGAACAATACCCAGACGCATTTGATTTGCTAAAGCAAGCCGCTTACATGTATGAAGTCGACGCGCGAGGATTTTACGAACACCCACAGTTCCCGGAAATGGAACGTATCATTGAAGTCACTATACCTGTGAAGAAAGTAAAGCGAATACCTAATGTGTATCAAGAACTCCGCAGGATTGGAGCGAACTTAATTCCGTACAGGTGATTCAATGGAATTCAAAACCGCAAATGAAATTGCCCGAGGGAAGGATGGCACTGTCATTTACACTGTCGATTCAGGAGAATGGGACAAGTTCATTGCAGACGTTATAAAAACCAAAGGCGGTGTTGAATGGTATATGCAGAAACCTTTCCTTTGGATGAAAGAACACCTGAATGTGGGATACAAAGCAAACGGAATCGGTATTCAAGAAACCAAAACAATTCATGTTCGCAAAGGGCGCGAAAAGGATGAATCCCTACTAGTCCATGAATACGGCCATGTTCTAGGATATGGCCATACTCATCCGTTAAATCCGAACATAATGAATCCCGTTGACAGTATGCGGGTTTCAGACGGCGACAAGATTACAGAACGATTCAAGGAAAATTTCAGCGAATACTATGAAAAGGTACTTGTCCCAGCCGAAAGAGAACGAGTATTACCGGTAGCCATCGCGCTAGGTCTGGTACTATTCGGGATGATTGGATGAAAGTCGCAGGTAAGTTCTTGGAAAGTCTTGGACGTCGCCATTCTGTTATCGTAGGAATGACACGGTCTGGTAAGACTTACTTTACCAAGCACGTTCTGAAGAACCTACAAGCAGAAGGATACCACACGGTTTTCTTTGACCCAAAGCACGACGATGACTATGCAGATTTGGGTGTAATCTGTACAACGCCCATCGATTTCTACGCAAAACTACTGAAGAAGACCCCGCATATCGTGTATCGTCCAAGTCCAAAGAAAGACGAGCGAGCGGATGAACTAAGCCGTATCATCGAGATGATGTTTGCACTTTCTAAGAAACCCGGCTTCAAGCGTATGCGCAGAATCGTAGCCATTGACGAGATTCAATTGATGGTAAAGAAAGGAACCAACGACGGTGTAGAAATGCTTTGGACGATTGGGGCAGGTATGGGAATCGTTGGAGTTGCAATCACGCAACGTGTACAATTGCTTAACGAAACATGCTGGTCACAGTCTGAAAACAAGATTCTATTCAAAACAGACGACCGCCCGGATTACCTACGTTCCAGAAATCTGGAACACTACTCAGATAAGCGAGAATTTTTCTTGAACACGGAAAACAGATACTACTACTATGCAACCACAGGGGATGGTCGATGGAAAACCCATGAACCCGTTTCCGACAACATCACTAGTAGAAGAAACAAACCAAAATCAATGAAACCCAAAAACAAGGGTAAACGCATAGGTAATTTGAAGACCAAACGTTACATGGGTCTGAAACGGTGGTAATATGCTAATCGTCACAGTTCCCCACGCAAAATCAAATCAAACAGAAGGTACAGGGTTCGATGCAGGAGCCATCGAATTCATCGGACATCTTGAAACAGCACTCGATGATAAGAATGTGAAGTATATTATCCATGTAGGGGAATCACATAGAGAACTAGTTGATTTGAATAGAAAGGAATCATATTCAACAGACTATCATCAAGAACTACGAACATTGCTAAAACATGCAACACTACACATTGACCTTCATTCGTTTCCGTTTGTGGCTGAAGACGCAGAAGATGAAGAATCAATCACATCATTAGGAGATGATTTGCGTTCATGGTCAGTACATGATTTGGTAATCCTAGAAACTGATGGTGTAAGTAATAGAGAATTCATCAACACTGTACTCGATGAAATGGAAACTGAGTTTGACATGTCTGTTGTTGATAGTACTGTTGACAACTACATTACAGTAGTAGCATCTATACTATTCAAGGTCCCTTCCGTCCTGATTGAAGTGAATGACCAAAGTGTGGAGGCATTCCCATTGATGGCGTCTGCTCTCGCCCGGGCCGTTGCTGACTTTGCATGAACATGAAACCCATCATATTCATTGCATGGCTACGAGATTGCCACCATCTCATTCGTATACCGTGTTCGATAAAATCGAACAGTTCTTTGTCGATAGTCACGGACACAGCAACCTTCTTTGACTGGTCTTGCTCGTGCCTACGCCGCGACATCTAGTATCCCGACGCATACCCTCGTTAATATGGTTCTCCTTGTATGATAACTTATAAGTATCGTATACTATACTATTTTATCACAGTACCGCTTATATGATACGTCTTCTTCGGAAGAGCATGGCCCTAGCAGAACTTGTAATGGTTAATCCTCCTCGTAAGAAGAAGACTACCCGTCGTAGGAAGACCGCTAAGGCCAAAAAAACAAACCGAGGTAATACTATGGCACGTCGAAGAACTACACGAAGAAAAGCAACCAGCCGTCGTCGCAAGGCAACCCCTGCACGACGTAAGACGACCCGTCGCAAGTCGACGTCCCGTCGTCGTAAGACAACCACCCGCCGTCGCAAGGCTAGCCCTGCGCGTCGTCGCACGACCCGTCGTCGCAAGACGACCCGTCGTAAGCCTGCACGTCGCAAGGCTACGACCCGTCGTCGCAAGACCACGCGCCGTCGCAAGCCTGCACGCCGTCGTAAGACGACTCGCCGTCGCAAGCCGGCCCGTCGCCGTTCAACTTCCCGCCGTCGTAAGACAACCCGTCGCCGCAAGCCTGCTCGCCGCCGACGCACTGTCCGCCGACGCTCAACCGCTCGCCGCTCCCCTGCTCGCCGTCGCAAGGCTTCCCGCCGACGCACTGTCCGCAGTCGCCGTGGCCGTGGCAAAGGTGGTTCCAAGTTCAACATGAAGAACGCATACAAGTGGGTTACTAACCACTTGACCGCGTTTGAAGCCATCGTCGCTACTGTCGGTGGTATGTTCCTCGGAGGCGCTATGCCCGGACTTGTCCAAAGTGGACTTTCCCGAGTCGGTGTCCCTAACCGTTACATTAACTGGATGACCTCCGGTACCTACACCCCATACATCGCTGGCGCCGCTACCGGTGCGCTCGGTGCATTCGCCCTTCACTCCCTTCTCGGAGTCAAGGCTTCGACTGCATCCGCTGTCGCTCTCGGTGCTGTCGCTATCCAAGCATACCGTTTGGCTGAAGCCCAAGGCGTCTTCTCTTCTTTGAAGAACCTCATCGGCTTCGGTGGATACAACCACGGTTACCTTGGTAACGCTGGTATGTACGGCGATGAAGGCATGGACATTGGCAACGAATTCGGTGCCGCCATGACCTACGGAACCATGGGACAACCCGATGAGATGCTCTTTGGCGGCTCCCGCCAAATGAACTTCTACTGAAGTCGGTAACTGACAGTTATTACCTCCCCTAACCGGGGGATGGCCTTTGCAGGTTGTCCCCCGGTCTTATGGGGAGAGTAAGCATTGCAACTGCGTAAGCGTTTAGCACTAGCCGTCAGGCTAAGTACAGCAAGCACGAGGCAAGGTTGATACTACCATAGTATTACCTCGGCCTTGTCATCTGCTTGAAAATTGAGCGAAGGGTCCCCCACCTTATCGCGGCGAATGCCCGAAGGCATCGTCAATTTGTATCGTACTTACCTGAAGTATGCGGTCATAGTACCGCAACCAAGGCAAATGCTATTCCAAACTGTACCGTTGGACTGATGGTCCTTAAATTCGGTACATCCGCATTTGCAAATCCGTGTTCTGCTGATAGAGGCTATCATTGCCCTCGACATAATTACGTAAAGGGTAGTATTTAGTATGTTTCGCTAAATGTACCATTTATGTCCTCTATGACGGAAGACTCGGAACATTCCGGGCAAATTAACCTGATGTAATAGGTACCTTCCCTATATGCAATTAACTTACAGTTACACTTAGGACAGTCCAAACCAATCACCTTATTCCACGGGAACGAAGATACGCAGTCCTAGTAGCATCTTTACCCGCAGGAACAAGTTCACCATTAAGACGCATAACAGCACTACTACGAATATAATTACTAACTGTTTCACCACGCTTCTCGGCTTCTTGTTTAAGGAACTCTAGAATTTCTGGGTCTATACGTATGGTGACAGGAACCTTCGACTTCTTAGGTTCCACCATGAACTTCTCACACCTTACTCGCTTATGAAGATTCTGAATACCACTACAAAAGATATACAACGTATGACACCGTATGACAAACACCTCACCTCCTTCATATAGGGGGACTCCATGAGGGGTAACAGCCCAATCGGGCAAAAACAAAAAACAGGAAAGTGAATAACATGGAACTACGACCGTATTACGACCGTCCAACGGCAATCCTCGCGGATTACCTTGCACGTATCGACACAAAAATTAAAGCGAACTACCCCCACTGGGGATACGAAAACAAAGGCGTATGGCCAAAGGGCGAATACGGAAAAGGTGTGCTTCGCGCAGACCAATTCAGTATCCTTGGTACGTACGGACAATGGCTTATCCCTTCCTCCGGAAGTAGCGGTAACCCAAACTCCACAACCGTAGACACCTTCGGTTGGACACAACGTACTCTCGACTTCAAGACTCTAGAAGAGTTTTACTACTTGTTGATGGGAATTCAGTATCCAGTCACACCTCTTTTGATTACTGAACACCAATGGCGTATCAGTGGTATCGAAACCCCTGTGATTGACCAACAAATCTTTGAAGTATTGGAAGAACCCTTCGTCTGGTACGAAGAACCAATTGTGATTGAGCCTGAGAAGACCGTAGTCTGCGCACACCGTGTTGTCGGTGGCGCCGCTTCGTTCGGAAACGGTACTATCAGTGGCGCAGAAAAGTGGCGTATCATTGGAAGTGTCGTTGGCCAACATCATGAGTTAATCCAACAGCGACAATCCATTGGGGAGTTGTCCTGATACCTTCGGGTAGTCAGTAGGAGGAATCAAGTATGTCAGGAATTGGCGGACTAGATGTATCTTACGGGGCTCGCCATCAAATCGTGCGCACCAACGTGGCTGTTGTTGAAACAGTCACAACGGCGCCTACCGAATCCCAGATGAAGTCGATTCACGACCTTCTATCACAGGGACTCAGCCACACGATTTTGGCCCCCGACTTTGTGGTCGCAATGAGTGGAGCAAACACTCCATCACTTGCCACTACTACTTTCCAAGTCGACACCTCCGGAAACGGCGCTGTCGATTCGACCTCGGTTTCAAAAGGACCACTGCTACGCAATGCAGGTCAGACCCCTCTCGCCGTTGGCTCATCCAGTGGCTCAAGTGCTGAACTGCCTGCTATCGGTAACCTCCTTAGCGACCAAGGGGAAACCAGCACTGCACTTGCTACCGTTCAAGGAGCAAACCTCGTTCTTGAGGCTGTTCTAAACGTCGGTGCTTGTACTTTGAGTAACAACATCGGAACTGCTTCAGCCTTCGCCTTCAACATCGGTGAAGAAAACCAAGACGGTAACGAAGGTCTGAGCCCCGGCGCAGAACTCGATTCAGAAGCAGTTGCCGAGTTTACCATTGGACCAAACAGTCCATCCGGTATTTACTCTACGGCGCTTGCTACCGCAGTCAGCCAAATGGATGAAGCCAGCGACTACAATGTCGCCGGTCACCCAGAAGGTCAAATTGGATTGTTGAATCTCAACGGACTTGCAAACGCAATCATTGGTGACACCACGGCAGTCAACATCGGGGGTAACCTCGGTACTGTTCTGTCCAACCACGCCACCAGCGGTCGCGCTCAAGCAGGCGACACCACGGCTAACGCCGCTAACTTTACCAACTTGCTCAGTGCAACCAGCACTGCAAGCACAATTGGTCAGGCTACCGGTATCATGTCAGTCGTGAGTATCGCAAAGGTCCTCTGAGGCTAGCAGTAGTCGGTTAAACAGACCCCTTCCGGGGGTCGGCCATGTTTACGGAGCGTAAGCAAGGTCGACCCCGTATCGGATAGGGAACCGGGTCTGACTCGGTACTGTTAATACCAACTACCGCTTCGCAACAATTGGTACGACTCCCGTACAGAAAAAACAAGGGAAATGATATCATGGCAAACACAAATCAAGGAACACGCGCAGGACAAGTATTCGGACGACTAGCAGGCGATGGCTTCGCCGGTAACGATTGGGAAAATGTGGTTCTTAAACCGGGCTACATTATCAAAATTCGGGACCGCTTTGCCCTCGTCGAAGCAGTCGAAGGACTAAGTATCGACTTGTACTTTAACGACAGCATTACCGTCAGTGGCTCAGGAGCCAACGACGCGACAATCAACACTGGAATTTCAACAGACGAATCACGAAAAGTAGCGGCATACGGTGCTGAAACCATGGGAGCGCTTCTCGGCGTTGACCAAACGGCCAGCGACACATACCGTTCAACAGTGCTTTCACCAGACTACGACAGTGGCTACACAGTCTTTTCAGACTTGGAACCATTCAAGGGACACCTATACCATCTATGTCCATCCCTCCCCGCACAACCCAAGTTTATGGGTCAAGACGGAGATATGGTAACACGAGATGGTGTTCTCCCAAGTTCAAAGTCAGACGGCACCGGAATCCCAGTCGGATTCCCGGGTGCAGAAGACGGACTTACCAGTGGCAAAGCACCAACATCATTTACACCAGTGGGTGCAGTATCACCCAAACTGTATGTGAAGCATCCGGCCGGTGTGCCCAAATTCGTTCTTGACGAAAGTCCAGAATCCGAATCCGGTAGCACCACAAGCGGAAACCTGCTTGGTCTTTCTGGATTCATTGACGCACAAATCAGCCCCGTTGAAGACCCAGACTGGTCTTACTCGATGTGGATTGAACACGGTGAGAACAACCTCCCGGCCTTCCGCACAGTCGTAGACTGTGAAGAATACATCCTCGATGGACGTGTTCGTTTGCAAGGATGGAAGTATCGCATTGTCGAACTCACAATGACACAACTTCGTACTATCCGCGAACGTAGCGGTGGTCGCCTTGTCTTCAAGGTTATCAACCCTGCGGGATTACCAACTGCCGGAACAATGCTGTCGGAATATTTCCCTCAGTGAGTTAACCGGTGGTGGTATGAATGGTAGAAGAACCGACAAGAGTAATCGCGAGTAATATCGCTGACAACGCGCCAACAAGCAAGACTAGGGCAGACCCTAGGTTTGTTAGCACTCGTCAGGATAACTTGACCATAGATTCGGGCGCAGAATACATTGTGCTTGATGAAATGGAACAAGGTGAACTTCAGTCAGTCCGTATCGTTGTAGACAATCCATACGTACAGGTCCTCTTACAATTGGACGATTACCGCAACAAGGACCCCGATGGGGAATCTGCCGCGGAAATCATTTACAATGGTAACGCAGACACCGCGAACCGAGGATTCAAGATAACAGACGGACAAGGGTCTGGTAAAGGATACGTCATGGAATACCGACCAGAAAACCCCGAGTCCTACGACAACCGTATCCGTTTGATTATTCGTAATCAAATCAAGCGCAACAGTGCTGTTTACGGTATGGACTTGTCGTATACTAGCGCAGGTTCACTTGCCAATCCTGCTGTGCCAGCACACATGGCCGGCGGAATATTCAGCCACCCCGCGCTTCGTTCAGCAGACCTTACACAAATAGCACAGGCAATGACAAAGCCAGTAGGTGTGGAAGGGTACTCATCAAATCAAGTTTACAATGAGGCCACACTGTTTAGTGACCAACCATTAGGTTCGGACCATCCATACCAAGGAATCGCGGGCAAGCCTTCCTTCACCGTTGACGTCAGTGCAGATTTCGTCGGAGAAGGAGCAAGAACCGAACCCAGTGGAGTTTTAGACGGCATGGCTTCAGACGGTAACGCCATGAGATATGGCCTGAAAGTAATTGACGAACCAGAATTTTTCCCCGGTACAACAACTTCACCATCAAAAATGAAGATTAGAATAGCACCTCAATGGGCATTAACCAACACAGGCGCAGGTTTTTATGAAGAGAACGACGGATTCGCAGTAGTTCCATGGTATGATATTTCGACAGTATCTAGAACTACTTTAATGTCAAAAGGGCCATTCAATGATACATGGCCCGGAACTTCAACATACACACCCTTCCCCGGAGGTACCGCTCTCGACGGTACAACTTTACCCGCGGCTAGTACTATGATTGGACAGCGTTTCTTTTTCCGCCGCGGTGGAAACGTATACTTCCCGGGTGTAATCAAAAGTATCACAAAGAGGCCTGCAAACTTCACCGCAACTCTAAGCAACAACTATTGGGATAATACAAACGGATATGTTGCATACAACTTCGCCAGTAGCAATGTCAAAAAGGGAACGGGTGTGTACCCAGCATCGGACTTTGCCACTATTGCAACGAAGATACAAGTCGTAATGCCACCGATTCCAGAAGTTCAGGCAAAAGCACTTGATGGTGTAGTAGTTGGGGACAGTACAACAGTCGCCCTAGTATCGACCGCCGCTAATGAAGGACTCTTCGCGAAGTATGGTGCTACTGGTTCAACAACTTACGCAGTAAGTAATATGCCTCACACTCCGTGGGTTTACGAAATAGAGTTTGAACCGGGAGTCACAACATCTCCTATCGATTATCCCGTTATTCTACCAGAAAATGAAAACTATCCCAATAGTCCCGGTAGTTCAGGATACCCCGGAAGTGTCACCTCAACAGGAAAGTACGCAGGTACATACATAGGCGGTGATGATAGCGCTATAACTAAAAGAGGTCTTCTTGAAGCAAGCACAGCAAATTGTTGGGGTGTTGTAACCTCGCAAGCGGACAAAAACCCCAAAGTATTGATTAAGGAGATTGAAGTCAAGAGGACAAAGAAGGTATCTTACGACGGGTGATTAACATGGTATTTGGTATTACAGAAGAGGAAAGACACGTTCCACGGAAGATGTTCAAGAACGGTATTCTTGACTTTGCACATCGACGTCCTGTCATTGCTTTCTTCGTGGTACCACTTCTCATCGATGGCTTTGCCAAAGTCCTCCAAGGAGGATACAGAACCGTGCGCCACGGCGATTACAAACTAGGTTCCGTCGCAGTCATGTCAGATGAAGAGGAAGACACTGCGCTATATGGTGGTTCTTCACAAAACTACGACCTCTTCGGTAGCCTCACTAACAAGAACACCACGATTGGTGTTCCAGACCCTAACAGTGGTATCTTGAAAGGGGAGTTCTATCGTGACACTACACATCTCACACCCGTATCCCGCGTCGGCGCTAACGGTGGTTCGGACATGTACCGCGATACCCGCCATCGAACTCGCGCAAATTACCGACCTTACACTCCCTCTGAATCTGGCTTCATTAGCCGCTCAGTTGGTTCTCGTCTACCAGACGGAGCAATCAGCGGCAACAAGACAGCAGACCCTAACCTCGTTAATCTAGTAGGAACAGGTTTGTTTGCCGGACTAAACGGCGCAAGGAGGATTTGAAATGAAAGTATGCCCAGTATGCGCAGGTCAAGGTTGTCCACATTGTAACGGTAAAGGATATCATGGTTCTCACCCAATGGGAGGATATACCTATGGTCATTGTAATTGCGCCCACCCCGATTGTCCTTCCTGTAACAAACAACAGCAACTAGGAATGATTACCATTAACAAACAAACAGGGATGGGTATTTCTGTTGCGACAGGACTAGCAGGGGCTATTGTATGGCCCATGCTAACCGGAGGCTTCGGCAAAGACCTGAACGCTAACCGCAAAGCAAAGAATATTTTCTATGGTTTCCTTATCGGCGGAGTCGTCGGTGGACTGGGTTCATTCGCAGGGTACCAAGTTCAAAACTGAGGAATATACATGGCCATGAGCGGAAGTACTGGACAATCATTCAACAGTGCTAGCCTAGGGTATTCCGCACCAGTACAGATTCGACGTAATCCTTTAGGGATTTCAACCCCAGCCATTTTGAATAACATCGGCGTCCCCTTACTTGTAGCGGGTGGTCTGATGGTAGTTGGATTGGCGTTGTTAACAAAGTACCGCAGGAAGTGAAGACATGGCAATAATCCCATCCAGAAACGAAATGAGCAAATTCTTTGACCACCATCCTATTCTAGGTACAGTCTTTTTCGTTGCTGGTGCTTTTACTGTTTTTGAAACTGTAAGGGCTGTTACTGCATCTAAGGGTCAGGGTCCTTTCTCTAACATGGGTTCGGCCTATTCGCCAAACTACATGACGCGTTCTACTTTGTCTTCTATGGAACAAGATGTGAAATCCCTACGCAATCAAATCGATACCAACGCCAAAGTACCTGATTGGGCTGAGTCCAAGATTTACACTGCGGCAGACCGCATGAATGCGGTGGACGATTACATGCGCCATCGTGGTGGTCTAAGTGGTTCCACATCAACTACCACCTCTTCTAGTACATCTCACCGCGGATTCCGTCGCACGCTCACACAAGACGTGATGGCACCCCGTTCTATTAATCACACAGATTTCTTCGGTATACCCACCCAAGCACTAGCGAACCTAGGTTCTGCTAACTTACCACCCGCTATGCGCCGTCGTGTTAGCCAACGCGCAGGCGGTACTCCTTCCCTTGGCGCATCCGGAGCCCAAGTATTCGACGTAGAAGACAACATGGACCGTAGCGGATACAGTAGCATGGCAGACTTGTACGGGATGGACGGAATCGTCCCTCAACCCGGTGGGGGGTGGACTGAGTGAAAGTAAATCGCGATTACGTCATCGGCGCTTTCATTGGCGGAGCGGCCGTTTCTCTTCTCAATGTTCCTCGCGTAAGTTCTCTGAAAGAAGAATCCAACGAACGACAAGCACAGTATAGCAGTAAAGTCCAAGAATTGGACAAACAGTTGCGCCAAGCCCGGAACAAAGACGAAATCATTGAACTACAACGTCAACAGTCAATAGTAGACAAAGCGGAAATCGACAGCCTACTCAAAGCAAATGAATCGTTGTATTCCCGTATCATTCAACTTGAGAATAGACCACCACCGCCACCAGTGGAATTTAACGGGCTGACTATCGAAGAATACGTCTACATAGTCCACGTTTGGAGGGGACACTCAGCATACCTTAGCAACCAAGTCAATAATCTACTTCAACGATTGAACATAGATAGTAAGGCCAATAGTGCAACTTGGTATCACAAGGCTATGATTGAACCGAATCGCTTCACCAAAAAGCCTGCAACTGATTTCAGGCGTCTAGCAGAAGTACTTAACGTAAACACTAGCGTATTCGATACGTTCAATGCGTACGTAAATGTCTGAACTAGGAGGTATCATTTTGATGAATCATCCGTACGCAAAAAAGATTCCACGGCACCATCCACAAGTGCAAGACAGGACTATGTCTGTTGATGGGTTCACTGACTTTGCATACAAGGCATTTGACCCTAAGTATGAAAAAAGCGCGGCTCCATTGAGTAAAAGAAGGAATGGTATTGGCCCAACACGCCACCAATTAGGAACAGCAATCATTCCCGGCGATGCGACATACGCAATGCGTTTAGTACAAGTGGCAGGAGGTTTGTCACTACTCTCGGCAATTTCTCCCAAGATGGCCAAAAGCAATCAAAGGTTATTAAAAGAAACCAAGACAATGCTACGCCGTGCTAATCGCCGCGGAGTACTTACAGCCGTAGGTGTAGGGTTATTGCTTGCTAAGTTGTCCTAATCAGGCAACAACTGGGTCAAGCCCAGAAGGTGCGACAGGTTCAACGCTAAGAGCGTTAGCCTTCATCAAGAGGGCTTCGTATTCTTGTTCAACAGCGTAGTCAGGTACTTCTTTGCTGAGAGTACCAGTATGTTGGTCGCCGTTGTAAACATTCACGCTAAGTAGGGTCATTTGCTTTTCTTTTGCCATGTGTATCAGTCCTTTTTATTTTTGTTTTTGCGAAACTTAGGAAGTTCTTTTTCTTCATCTGTCAAATTAAATGTCAGAGTCCGTTCACCTTCTGTTGGTTCCTTATCCCAGACTACATCACGTCTTGACCTATAAGTTTTCGATTGAAGTTTAGCATTTGGGTCGTACTTTTCTTTGGCTCCTCGGAGTCCTACGGCTTGTTCGTTACTCCACTGAACAGCGTGCTGTGTTTGTTTTGACTGCTTTTCGGGTCGTTTGAATCCCATTACTTCATCCCACGGATTGCCCAGACAAGGGTTGTTTGCCCGAGGTCCTCCGAAATCGAATTCACACGACATACATCTGACAACGATTAGGTGTGTCCAAGGTTGGGTATCACCACGCGTTGAAGACGCTTGACTTTCAACACCGCCTACTTCATGGAAGATGCGGATATCAGTATGCCCACACTTAGGACAGAACATAGGGGATGTCTTAGCAGGGTCATCGAATAGTTGTTCACCTTCAAGATTGATTTTACCATCAGCAATATCAGCACAAATAGGACAACGCTTCTTAGCGTCCCATTCTTTATTCGTAATCTTTTCATCTTTTGCCATTTACTTCACCGTCCAACACCGAATTCTTTTCTTGCCATGTCATTACTTCCCACTGTACTTGTAGTGCTAAGTATCCACACTGCTTGTAATTTCCAAACATATGCACGCTAGTAATACCTTCACCGCCTACGGCCATGATAAATTCTGTTACTCCTACCTGCTTCAGTCTTTCCATTGTGTCTTCTAAAATTGATAATACTTGTTCACTCGTCATATTTATTCACCTTCGTTTGCTACTACCAGTTCATATTCCAAACCGGCCAATTGAATTTGCTCTTCGATTTCTTTCCCAGACAAAGGGCCTTTCAAGTCCTTGTCAATGTACCAATCATAATGGCCACAGGAGTCACATTTTGATACTTCAAACTCTACGCCCTTTTCTTTGAGTTCAGCGAGTAAATCAAACATCGGCCCCAATGGACCGTCTTCAGGATAGAATTGTACAATCGTGCACAAGTTAAGAGGGCTCATTCTTCCTCACCTAGTTCTGTGACAGCAAGTCGAGCAACTGAACGCAGGTCATTAATCATCATCATAGGTTCGTCAGGCGCCATAGGATAGTCCTTACGACGCTCGGAGAAATCAAAGTAATCCCAATCGGTCATGAACTTACGAATCTTGGGAAGGTTCGTCAACGGGTCTGCGGTCCATATCTCTTTGTTCCTTGACAAGTAACCACTCGCCTTGATACGATTATCTTTCCAACACCCATGACACATTACCGTCGCTTCTTCAAGACGCCGGTATTTGATAACGTATTCAGCATCTTCCTCAGGTTCTTCCCCTTTTTGTGCGGCTTGGTATTCTTCAGGGTCCCGAAAGACCTGTTCTTCAAATTCCTCGTAGTCTGGGATTTTCAGTACGTGCGACCTTGTCTTCTTTCCACAATCAACGCACGGGGCGTGAGGGACATTCAGATGGGGCATCTTTACTACCTTCATGAACATAGGGAATCATCATCTCGGCCATAAAGTTCACACCTTAATCACCCAAAAGGAATAATAGCAAGTACGTCTTCGCGAAACCATGGCTAAAGATGAGAATGTCCCGCCAGTAGTTCCGCACGTACATACCGACCAGACCGGAGGCGCCGTATTGCCGATTCGTGGAGTAAGTAATCCCGATTCGCCAACCGCACGTCTAGAAACAACAGATACTGGCCGCAATGAGTTTTCTTACGAAGGTCCATTCACACCATTACAAATAGTACAGTCAGCACCATCCGTATCTCTTTACGGGTATGTGAAAGCCGCGGTAAGAGAGTTAGCACTCAACGGTACTTATGAAGACTCCGAGGCACAAATCATGTTGGCCGAAGTAGAAACAGATATCACAGCATATCGTGGATTCTTGCTGAAATCTGCTTTTACCAACACCGATTCCATTTGGATTGGAAATCGATTCACAGGTGCGAATTTACCCGGCCAAGGGACTGCCGCCGGTGAGGTGCGTCCAAAGGGTTCAATCGAAGCAACCAATCTAGGTCGCACTGCCGTGGCAACATTTGACTTTGGGGCAGACACGCCAATGGGCTTTGCACTTGACCCGGGCGAATCACTATTCATTGAAATCAACCGAGCATCAAACATTTTTCTTTATGCTAAGACTGGTCAAAAATTGTATTGGATGGCAGTATAGGCCAAGGTGAGGCCAAATGCCATACACAGGAAAAGTATCTAACGCTGGGATATCGGTCGATACCAACAACGATGGTATCCCCGATGGTCGAGCAATGACCGTCAGAAACGGTGGTAACTTTAGCACCTTTTCGTTGACCAATGGCGTATTGACAGTTCAACCAGCAACCGCAGGAGCAAGCGCAGCAGGGTCTGATACTCAAGTACAGTTCAATGATGGTGGAACAGCATTCGGTGGGCATACCGGTATGGTGTATGACAAGACATTCGCTACTAACGCAGGAAAACTAACCGTTGCCAATCTAGTAATCAGTGGGGACCTTACAGTAAGTGGAACCACCACAACAATAAACACAACCAATGTTAATCTTGCAGACAACATTATTGTCTTGAACAGCGATGCGACGGGTTCTCCAAGTGCTAGCGCGGGTATTGAAATCGAGCGAGGTAGCGAAACTAACGTACAGTTCCTATGGGACGAAACCAACGACCAATGGGATTTCGACACCTTTGCTTTAGGAAGCGTAGGTAAAGTATACGCCGCTGGCGCTGGGGCAGTATACACATTCACATCAGATACTAACACAGGTATTGAACACACAGGAGTAGACCAGTTGGGTCTACTTACCGGAGGAGTCCGCGTGTTAATGGTGAATACCAATGGTGTTCACATTGCGCCAGCAGGCGCAACAGGAGCGAGCGCAGACCAAGCCCTTCTTGTGGACAACATTTCTATTGATACGAATACGATTGCTTCTGTTAACACAAACGGAAACATCGTCGTAGCACCCAATGGTACAGGAGATGTACAACTAGACGCCGATACTGTACGTGTTGGTGATTCTGGTGCTGATGCGACAATTACTACCAATGGTGCAGGGGACCTCGTGTTGAATACCAATGCAGGCACAAATAGCGGTTCAATCACAATTGAAGATGGGGCGAACAATCATATTCTCATCATGCCTGATGGTACAGGTAAAGTTGGTATCAACCAAGCCACACCAACCCACCGCCTTCACGTTGATGGCGATGCACTAATCACAGGTGGACTAACTGTACAAGGAACTACAACAACTGCAAGTACAACAAACACATTAATTGCAGATTCTTTGATTACATTAAACGAAGGCGAATCTGGTACAGGCGTAACAGGGAACATCGCTGGATTTGAAATCGACCGTGGGGCATCTGGGGAAATTGCACGGTTTGTCTGGGACGATAACGATGATTATTTCAAGCCTCAAATCGAAACAGGTGCGGGTACAGGGACTTACAATACTGCTAATCTGAAAGTCAATATCTTCGATGCGGCAGGTGAAGTTACAGTAGCAGGGAATCTAACCGTTGACACAAATGTTCTCTATGTTGATGTAGCCAACAATTGGGTAGGTATCAACAAGACACCAACAGTAGAACTTGACGTTTCAGGTAGCGCATTAATCAGTACAAACTTAACAGTATCCGGTGATACAGAACTAACCGGAAGAACCCTAGCAAACCGTGTAGTATTTACTCCCCAAGCAACAAATCCCGAAACAACAAACCCTCTTGATACTATTTGGCTCAATAGCGAAACAGGCCACTTAATGCGGGGAGAAAGGGACACAGAATCAACTGTTCACTTCAATGTGCGAAACGATGAGGGCGCAACAATTCCCCTCGGTGCGCCTCTCTATTCAAAAGGTGAAATCGGTGGTAGTGATAGAATTAAAGTAGGTATTGCCGACGCATCCGACCCTGCTAAAATGCCAGCAATCGGAGTTGCTATGGAAGAAATGAATACGACCTCAACACAAGACGGCAACATGATTATTACAGGTGTTCTTAATGAAAACATTACCATTACAGGTGTCACAGAAAGAGATATTATCTATGTCGCCCCACACGGTGGAACTGCTCCATATCTTACAGTCACCCGACCTACAAGTGGCTCGCATCTTGTTCAAAACATAGGTGTATGTGTTAGACAAACCACGACAAATATCTCTCAAGGAATGAAGGTATCTGCAATTGGTAGGACTAACGATATTCCCAATGGTGTTATCACAACAGATAGTGGCGATGCAGATTATGTATATATTGACGATGGAAACACATTTAAGAAAATCACACCTGCTGATTTAGGAATCGGCGGCGGTGGCGGCGGTGCAAGTGAGGCGTTCAAAACCATAGCAGTATCAGGACAATCAGATGTAGTAGCGGACTCGGCAACAGACACATTGACTCTTGTGGGAGCGGGTTCAGCAGTCATCACTACCAATGCCGCAAGTGATACCATCACCATTACTGCTGATACAAACTCAGACACAACAGATTCGTTGGTAGACACTTACAACCCCGGGGTGGTCTTCCCCCCCGCCGGTGCCCCTACCGTTTGGAACCCACCACCCGCCGTCGTCGCTGAGGCACTTGACAGACTCGCCGTCTACGTCACAGGCATACTCGGCGGACCAATTCCTTGATGCGGATGAATTAAGTTCGACTTGTAGGTACGATGTATCATGGACGAAGACCTAACCCTTGGCTTCAAGGAAGTAGTTACAGAATGGGAAGTCGGTCAATATGAAGACGCAGGCCGTCTAGTAGCGTGGTTCAATTGGGAAGACGGCAATGAAAACGAAGAAGACCGAGCGTATCTTGCGGTCACGCTCACTGATACGGGTTCTATTGAAGTAGGGGGCAACGGAGTCTTTGTTGGTATCACTACACCCAATACTATGCCATTTGAATCAAGCGCACAGGAAGTTGTCATTTCCGGATGGGCGGTTGCGCTTGCACGGGAGAACTCTCCACGTGGCGCCATATCTTTTGATAAAAAGACCGGTATTCTCATGAAAAGAAGATTCCAATTCAAAAACACGAGTCAAATCAAGAACCTTGGGTTGAGCCAGCACCTCAAAGATTTGCTGGTCAAGAACAGGGGTTCTGAAGATTTGCAACTTTGTCAGGTGGTGGTCTAATGGCTATGGAAGGAAAATACACAACGAAACACGGAGTAATACTAGAGAACGCATACCTCAAGGTAACAGAAGCAAACCTTCGATATATCGAAAGTAAGCGTAGATGGTTTATGCACTACACAGTATCAGTGTTCGCAGACCGAGTATCGCGTCGTACAAAACTGGAACCCGTCTGTAAGGAAGTCTATTTGATGAAAGTGGACCTTACCCGCGGCGATAACAAAAAGAACATTATTGAAACATGCTACGCAAATTTTCACACCGAGAACCCGGAATACGAGTTCAAAGACATCTAGGCGAACTTTATGTCCTAGATGAAAGGACCATAGATTATGGCAAACTTAACAGACGCTAGTCAAAACAAGGTACGAACAGCAGAAGACGTGAATTTTGAAGTGGCGAGGGGAATGGCCGAATTGGTTCGGTCTACTCTTGGACCTCTAGGCCGCGACAAGATGATGGTTGATTCATCTGGGCGCACAGTAATCACAAACGATGGCGCAACCATTCTTCGTGAAACAAACTTCACCCATCCGACCGCTTCACTTATCGTCGGTGTTGCCCGTACACAGGAAAGTGAATCATACGACGGTACCACGTCCGCAATCATCCTTACAGGTGAACTGGTACAACAAGCAGAAAGCCTGATACAAAGAGGAGTTCACACAACGCTAATCGAACGAGGATACAACATCGCACTGAAGGAAGCACTTTCTGTTCTTGATGAATTATCCGAAACCGTAGAAAACGACGAACAATTGCTTCAAGTTGCAGGAGTGGCAATGACAGGTAAGCAAGCAGAAGCGTACAAAGATACACTGGGACCCTTGTGTGTCCAAGCGGCAAAGTCCACCATACCATCCAAGGTAAACATCCTTGTTCGCCCCGGTTCAAGCGTTGAAGACTCGATTGCCACGCCCGGACTCATGATTGATAAACAATTGATGAACCACGGAATGCCTAAGACATTAGAAAACGGTTCCATTGCCCTCTTTGATTGCGACCTCGTTCTTCCTGCACATACCGCAGGAGTTAATGTGAATTTCACCGATGGTCATTCCGCTGACCAATACGCTCAGAAGCGCAAAGAAAACATCCTCGCGATTGGACAGCACCTTGTTGACATGGGTGTCAATGTGGTTATTTCAATGAAGGACATCGACCCAGTACTCTCGGAATTCTTTGCCCGTAACAATGTCATGGCTTTCCGTCGAATGAATAACTCGCTACTTGAAAAGGTTGCAGAAACAACGAACGGCATGATTGTGTCTAGCGTAGGCGACCTAGAAGCATCTGACTTAGGTACCTGTGGAGAAGTAAACGAAATGACCAACCCTGCATGGGATAAACCAGTGATGCTTTTCAGTGATGTGGCAAATCCAGTAGGATACTCAATATTAATCACCGGACCGACCGAACACGTTGCAAGTGAAGTTGCACGCGCACTTGATGATGCAATCGGTGTGACATGGATTGCAAACAACGAAAAAACAGTAGTGAACGGCGGAGGTTCGACACACGTGAATATGGCTATGCGACTCAAAGGCTTCGCCAATAGCGTTGGTGGCCTAGAGCAATTGGCGGTCGAAGCATTTGCGAACTCGCTAGAGGTAATTCCTGCTACTCTTGCCCAAAATAGCGGATTACAACCGTTACCTTCAATTATTGCGCTACGCGCCGCTATTGCATCGGGGTGCCACCACGCATCGCTAGATGTCTACAATGGCGGAGTATGCATGGACAACTTTGCAGTAATCGAACCTAAGAAAGTAGTGTCCGTTGCATTAGAGTCTGCGACAACCGCGGCATCACAGATTCTACGAATCGACAATATCATTCAAGCAAAAGAAGCAGAATTTATGGAGTGAAATACATGACAGAAGAACAAAAAGAAACAGAACCCAGTGACGACAACAACGGTCTTTCAGAAGACCTTGTAAATGGCCTATCACTACTACATAACACAGGTCTACGATTTGTGACAGTAGTGGTGCAACCCAACGGAGAATTGACGCTACACACAGCAGAAAATTCAAACCGTATCGAAATAGTAGGTATGCTTGAGGTGGCCCGAGATGCAGTTCGGTCCTGATATGCCACTACCCATGAATAACAACCGCGTTCTGAAAGCGGTCATGGCGGCGACCCCATCTGACGAATCACCAGAACTTCTAGAGTATCGGGAACAAGTCCGAGAAAACGAACTGAACCTTTTGGGTTCTATGTTGTTTCACGCGCTAGTCGTCGGGGCTTCCGTCCTACTGTATTCTAAGTGGGAATGGAGTCGGTTCAGTGGCGAATACGAAGCGGCCACATTTTATGCATTGGCCGCTTTCTTTGTACAAGCGGGGTTTTACTTCATGTGGCGAGCCGCATTTGAAGACTCTTCTTCCCACCGACGACGCATGCGTAAGATGCGCCTAAAGAATCGAAAGCGCATACAAGGAATGCGATACACGGTTGAAGAGGCACAACAAGAAGCGGCATTAAAGGCACAGATGTATGAATTAGAACACCTAATGACAGCAAGTATGGAGGATAATGTAATTACTAGTCAAGAGGGAAACGACATCATGGCCAAGATGCAGAACGTATTGAGATTGCAAGCCTTGGTCGAACAGAACCGTGGAAACACTACCCGCAACACAGCACCAGTAATACAATCCACACCAACTGCTACATCTTCCCCAGTACAACAAATTCCGGGCCAACCAAGCCAAACTCTTCAACCACAGGGAGCGAAGGGCCACGTCCACAACCAACTGTAAACTGCGAAGGACTTACAAATAAAGGGGTACAGTGTAGCAGGAGGACAGCACAGGGTCGGTATTGTTGGCAACACAGGTGATTAACATGGCGATTCCGGGCTCAAATTTAATCTTCAAGGACTCCAAAGACGAGCAACAGGAAGGACTGATGGAAACCCTGTTTATCGGCCAGACATGGCAGATGCGTTACTTGAAACTTAAAGCGTATACTTACGGTACCATTGCGACCGTCACAGGGATGGTTTGTACTGCTACGGCAGATTACTTCGTCGCAAGGTGGACAGGCTACAACGGTATTCTGGATTGGTTCTTTGCGGTGGTGATTTAAGTGGGCTCGACCGAAATCGTATTTGCGCACACAGTAATTGCGCTTATCGATAAGACAAAAGAATTCATGCGGTATGACGTGGGAGTCTATGGCCCTTCTATGTCTGGCAAGACAACGCTAGACAAACAATTGACTACACCCGGTATGATTAGACCCTTGAGTGATAAGCAACGAACACACCACAAAAAGAAGTTTCTCAGTGAGAAATATCGAATGCCAACAGAATCAGCGAAACGAATTATCAGCGAAGGAGGATTAAGGAAAACAATTGTATCCCGAGATATTGGAGGACATACTCAATATCAAAGTATGTGGCTACGTGACATGTATCTTCGTAAAATTCGGACGGTGATTGTTGTGGTCGACCATAGACATTTACTTGACCCCGAAGACACCGACAACCAAGTAGCACTAGGATACTTAGTGGAATCCCTTAAGTCGAAAACAAAGCCCAAAGGGCTAGGGTTAATCAAATCATACACACGAAGAAAGTACAGACCACAACGGCTAGTACTACTAGCAAACAAGGCCGATGAATGGATGACCACGGAACAGGACTTCGATATGTTTGAAACAGGGATGATTGCGAACCATCCCATTTTTGATGCTTTCCGCGAGCATCTGTTCGCCCTCCAAGAAATGGCTATTCCAGTGCATATTGATGCGATATCCGCAACCCGCAACTTCAATGTTCAAGAAGCACTGATGAAAGGAATGGGATTCCGATGACAGATAACTACCGTGACCAAAGAATGCTAGAATTAATGAGCAGTATGCCTCAGAACCGTACAACCGATTTCAATGCCGTCGTGCCAGTTGTTGAGTTCAACTTCAGCAAACACGCAGACCCAGACAAGGCGCGAAAACAGAACATCAAGCGAGCCATCAAAGCACTTAAGCCCACGAAAAGTTGGTTTTCTCTACCCGGCATGTGGCTACTTCCTTTCATTGGCCGTACAAGATTCAAGTATTCTAGTAGACAACGACCCTACATTTGTGTAATTGATGGAGCCGACTGTCGCCACTTAGATTACGGTGATTTGTGGGAAACGTATTTCGTAGACACAACGAACGGCAAAGTAAGACCATTTATGCCATGGTCGGGAGTATTACCTTCCCGAGGAGTAGAACTTTACGGAACGTATTGCCCACAACATATGCAACTGTACCATTTACTGACGGAATGGGTCGAGCAAGAAGAATCGAAGGATTCAGGTTTCTTCAAAAACATGAAAAAACGAGGTATTGCATTCGTTCCAGTGGTAAAGAAGAAAAATACCGGCAACCAACATCCCCTTATATCTAAATGGAATCCGGTATTTGAGGAGGCCCTTCGCGACCCGGGGATTTCAGTATCACACTACAAAAATCCAGAAACCGGCGAGAACGATATTACAACAATTGTGTTTGACAATAGAATCTTACAAACAACACCAATTAGAGGGCAATCACTAGATTCATCATACGTAATCGAAACAGCAACAGAACAGGAGGAAACACAATGAGTAAATGGGGTAGTAATGGTTTAATGCCATCAGGAACAGGCAATGCAGCAAATAACTTAGGAAGCGTTTTTGGTGAAGCAATGAATGTCGCAAACCAAACCGGTATGACAGACCAAGCGATGGGAGCAATACAACAAAACCTGAGTGGTAATTTTGGAAACGAACAGCAGGTCGGTGCCTTTTACCAACTATTGGCAAGTCATCCAAACGAAGTAGCCTTGTTCTTACTGTCTTACACGAATGAGAAGGGACAACCTTCGCTACTTGCAGGGTTGGCTCAACTCATGGAAATTGTGATGAAGAAGACAATCTTTGAGTTCTTCAATGGTGATGCATTCAAAGGAGATTACGTCGATGCGGCTAAGGCGGCAGAATTAGGCTACTCAACGATTACACAAGAAAACATTGACATGGTAATTGCAAACATGGTCCCACTGCAACAAATGGTGATGGACGTACAAGCAGATGACCAACGTGCTATGCAAATCGTACAACAAGCACAGTTCCATGCCATGTCAATGGAACAGCGTATGCAACATGAAGAACAACAGCGCATGATGCAACAGCAACAGTGGCAATCACAACAGCAACAACAATTCCAACAACCGCCACAAAGACCCGGTGTATTCGGCAACATGCTTAGACTAGGAGGAATAGTCGGCGCAGGAGCAGTAGGAGGCACGGCGGCACAAAATATCGCAACACAAATGTTGGTCCCACAGCCTCAACAACAGCAACAAGGATATCCTCAACAGTATCCACAACAAGCATACCCGCCCCAGAACACCTATATGCATGGACAGGTTCCACCTCAATAGGGTGAACTAAAATGAGCGAGTCTTATCCACCGCAGGGATTCGACCCACTTATTGCACCTAAGGTAAATCCATCCCCTTCACAAAGCCTTTGGCAGGCAGAATTGATTGCTTCGGCAACTGCCCGTAGGAATATGGAAACAGTAAGGTCAATGTTCAAAAACACCTATGCGCAATACATGAACAAACTCCGCGGTAGATTCGGCAATGATATCACATCAGGAATCTTACGGGAAACCGGATTAATAGCGACAGATTCCGTAGGTTCTCCGCGATTCCGAAAAGCAGTACTATTACTTGCGAAGAAAAGCGAGATTCAACCAGAACGGTGTCAAGGTATACTAGAAGCGATTCTTTCTTTGCATTCAGAAGAAAGGAAAGTGAAGAAATCGGAAGCAAGATTATTGCGCCATAATTTCAAGTCTATCTTTTCTGGTGATGTCCCTATTCCCGGACAGTTTGAAAGTCTTCGGCAGATTATGAAACATCCATTAGATATGGGTGCATCGTCAGACAATCCGGTAGCATGGGTAATGGATACTCGATTAAGTACAGCCATTCCTCGTGCAATTGCATGGGATTCTAGGTATGGGCTACGAGATAAAGGATGGAGTAGCCCCTACATGCAGTATCTAGAAAAGAATCCACCGTTAATGCCTGACCAAGATAAAATTGAACTTCTAAAGAATTATCGCGGTGGTAAGTACTGGCAAGAGTTTGGTTCGTTCATGAAAGCAAAGCCAAATGAAAAGACACTAGACTACAATCTAAACAAACACCCTATGGGATTGGCCGCACTAGACCATAACTTGTTCTTATTGACTGGAACCCTACCAGACGCAACAGCAGGAAGAGTAATACCAAAGAATCGCAAACAAGTAAGTCTTACTTCACTTGCTACACCTGATGTCCATGAAGGGGCATTCTTACAGCCTTTGATTTTCTTCTACGCCAAAGCCTATGGAAGAAACGTACCAACTAGCAACTATTGGAAAGTGAACGCATCGTATAGATTACAAACACTTCAAGAATCTAACTATGGTGTTTGTTATCTTGTTCCTGTTAATCCTCTTACTGGGGGTGCTTTATCTCCGGGTATTCCAGTGGCGCGAGTTAAGGGAAGTGCGAACGACGCTATACTGTATGCTCGTAAGTATATCCACACGTCATGTCAATCGGAGAAGGAGAGAACCCCAACCTACATCCAGAACTAGCAAAACAGTTCGGTGCAACAGGAACCACGAATTTCAAAGAGGATTGGAAAGTCGCACCAAGTGATTTCCGTAGTAGTCAGCGCTTTGCAGTTGTTGTACGGTCAACTTGGGCATGGCCAGACACAACATTGTTCCGTGATAACAAATGGGAAGTATTCAGTCCCAACCACATAGCGGGTGCAATGAATAGCGAACAACTCCGTATGATTCAAGTTGCTAGACTCACTGAAGAAGTGTCACCGAAGGGAAAGCCCGGAACAATTCCAAAGCGTTCGTCTTCAATCGCCGCATCTTTGTTAGATGGTAAGCCAATCCCAAACAATTCACACAATACTAGCATTGCCGAGGTATATATCGTCGACCAGTCTGCTGAGATTTTCATGAAGAACGCCATACTTGAAATTCAGAAGTACATGCTTAGTTCTGCAAAGAAATTTGAAAGCGTACAACCAGCAGAAAGAAAGTTCCATATCGAAGGATTCAACCATGCACAGAATGTAGCCATGTGTGCATTTGGAATGTTAAACTCATCATTATGGATTCAAACAGGTTCACTAACAGGACCATCAGCAATACCAGATGTAGAATCAACATACGGAGTATATGGAGGATTTACAAAGCAACAAGCGGCAGATGCACACAGACTATTATCACCTGTGATGTCCGGAGTCCAGACAAGATTGGCAATGAAAGTTCCGATTAACGACATCGATGACGTCGCTATCGTCATGAATCAGTTCATTGGACAATATGGCGTCATGCCTGAATTGAAGATTCCAGACATGATACCGTACAAATTGGTTGATAGGACTGGCAGGTCATGGAAACCATCATCAGTTGGCGCTACACTACTCAAAGATTTACCTGTCGGAGATAAAGGTGATTCAGAATATTTCAACGTGAAGATGAAGGCAATTCGACCCTGCCATCCGTACCATGTTTATTCACCCGGCCTCAAAGTCCCCGGCGAACAAGGAAATTTAGTAGTGATGAACAATGTCTGGTCAACTAACGTGGCCCGTAGAATACCATTACAAGCCCGTGGACTGTCAGGTAAGATGTACGGTAAAAAGCCACAGACATCTTCAAATGTTGAATTTGTTCCCGTAGGATTGAGCGGATTAGGAAACGTATCGACAAGCGAAGGCTTTGAAACCAATAACGGCGTCGGACTATCAAAGGCCAGTATGGTTGCCGCAGTTGTAGGCATGTTGGCTTACAGGAATTGATTATCATGAACAACACATCATCACAAAATCAATCCGTTGTTATGCGACGTAAAATGGGCAATAGCGCCAATGGTAGCATGCCACCATACAATCCATCGCTAGGCAAAGCATTCAGTTCATCGGCAAACCGTTTCGGTCTAGGAAACGTCGTTGACGAATATTACACAGGAGATGCGAAACCAATTGTTCCATCTGCCGATAAATCGGGTTTCCTCCCACAGCCACACCTTGAGGACAAGTACAATTTTATCGACTACACCGATATTCGTGCAGGTGACTTTCAAGGACTTATTCCTTCATTCCAGTCAGCAAACCTACCCGTTCTAATTGGTGTCGCACTGATTTATGTCGGTTCAGGCGCACCCGGATACAAGCCAGTAGTCAACCAAGCAAAAAGAATAATCCAGAAGCCCGAAAAATACGTACGCACCGCTTCAATCGCGTCTGGGCTTGCTGTTCTAATAGCGTATGGACAACTATACAGGTGATAACATGGTAACGCCACAGCAAAGAGGACAAGTAGTCGTTAAATCTATTGGTGACATTCAACGAGATACTACCGTTCGTTCCCGTAGAGCCAATCCTACATCTCCCCCACGTCCAAACTTGGGCCATGCTAATGTAGTTCCTACTATGATTCAAGGGATTGGTATCTTAAACAGGTACGCTAAAGCATTACAACACCCAGCACATACACTAGGGGCAGGTCTTTTCGTGGCAAACAGTACTCCAGTATCGCTATCAAAAGTTCGTCGTATTAATGGAAAGACAGGGGCGGTTGTAAAAGCAGTCGTATACGGACACCTTGCCTTAACCTTCCTAGCAACAGGATACGCAACATATAAAGGATTTAAGAAGTGATATCATGCGTCCAATGGCACCATCAAATAGCGAATTTCGGCAACTGCCAAATCGACGCGAGCCTACGGACATGGAAAAGACCATGCGAATTGGACGTAGAAAGCGTGCTATGGCCAGAAGTCGTTTGGCGAACAAGCAACCAGTCCCTACCTTCGTCCCAGACAGTTCAGAACGCATCAACAAGATGCAAATAGCCAATCTACAAGGATTAGGAAACACATATCCTGCGGCAAGTACAATAGACAGCAATCCCGGCAACGACCCTGCGTTTCGGAACGTCAATGGCGAACTAGTCGAAACTTGGGCACGTCCAGAACCTTCACCTCAATATCAAGCAAATTACTTTGCACTGATGACCGAAATTGACAACAAAGCGTCAGAAGCGGCGCTTGTGGAACAGAACCTGCTTCAAGTAAATCAAGACATCATCGCACTTGAAACCAAAGGCCAAGCCGTACCCAACGCGTTGAAAGCAGAAGCAGAACAATTGTATTACAAACTGAGCAAACTCCGTAAGGATTTGGATAGTTCTGCAAGGGAACTAGACAGTAAAGGGTACACAATCCGCAGAAGAAATACTTGGGGAGGCCGTCTTGGATATAGCGGTGGCGGATTCCTTCTCGGAGCCGCGGCTTTCTATGGGCTTTACCAATTTTACAACCGCCGTCTTTCTGGAGGAAGACGAAGCCCGAGCCGTGCCAGCGGCAATGTTGACCCCCTCGCCGCATTCGGCAGAATCAACGGCTAGTTTATGACCTACTCATAGGAAGGAATGTACATGGTGCGCGCAACTGACATCGAGTATTACGTAAACGAACCGCTGAATGAAATCAAAGGAATTGGAAACAAGAAACTCACGCGAGGCCAAATCCAACAAAAGGTGTGGGCTCATATTGGCAAGATGAATCTCCAAGGCGTGCAGGGCGACACAGCCAAGTACAAGACAAAGGCAGGTAAGACAAACACTGCAAAGGGCGGGCAAGTTCTATTCGTGGGCGATGACCCAATCCTGAAAGAGGTATGCAAGGGCAAGAAGAAAATCGCAATGTTTGAACTTGCACGATACATGGAACCTTATTTTGAACGCGTAGATTGAGGGAATAACATGGCTAGTGTGAATACAGGCAAGGTAATGCACCTACATATTTTCACTACTCCTGAACGTGACGCCCTCACGGCAACTGAAGGAATGCTTATCTTCAATACGACTACAAACAAAGTAGAAGCACACAACGGAACTAGTTGGGTAGCGCTACATTGATAACCACCTGCTCGTTGGCAGTTCACCCCAAGCGTCTACGCAACGGGGTGAGGTTAGCATAGACACAAAGGGTACGGGTTTCAGGTTCCCGTGGACACATCTCTTCTTCAGTCCGGCATCTCTTCCTCACCCCACCCATTCTTTATGGCCGACCCGAACTGAGAACAGTTTGGCCTTGTAGTGTAGTTTGGATATCACTTTGGCTTGCGGAGCCAATAACCGGGGTTCAAATCCCCGCAGGGCCGCCACTACACTTCGTTTAGGATTAATTTGATAGCCTACACGGTTATTCTTAGGTTATGTCCGAATGCGCCTGCGAGTGTGAACTGTCCATCCCTAGACATTCTGGTTGCCACCCTACAACATGTAGAAAATGCAACTGCGTCATTGAATATCCTTATGACTGAGGTCGAGAATCCGAGATTGCCCGGAAGGCAATCTCCGGGCCGGCGTGTGCTTCCGGGCGGGTTTATTTCTCACCCATCATCTCACGCGTCGGTCCACCTTAATTCGCTAACAGCGCAACTGCGCCGTTGATTACAAATCCAATGACTAGCAGGTACTGTGTAACCTTCCACCGATATTCCATCTTTTTGACGGACTCGTCAATTGTCGGTTTCAGAGTATCCGTAAATTCTTTTACCCGTGATTGTGTGATGGAATCAAGATTCTGTAAGATATGTTCTACATCTTTACGCATGTCCTCATTGAACTGTACGTTCAGTTTGACTTCGGGCTTGAAGGGCCCCGCAGTTTTCTTAGCACCTTGCTTTGCACCTTTGGCGAACTCGCCAATCAATTCCTTAACATCCATTAGTCATCCTCCTTGCATTTATCGCATATCGCTTCATACCGAACCCAATTGCTACAATCAGCAGTTAAGCAAATCGTTGAAATAGCACCGCACATCACTCTTCCTCTCCTGTTTTCGTGGGTGTCATTCTTCGCCACTCCATTTCATGTCGGCAGGGAAGTACTTCAACATCACATCGCCGTTTAATTCATCTTCATATACAGCATGTGTTACAATACGCTTAACCTGTTGAGGATACCATTTACCCCCAGACCTAGTAGTATAACCACGAGCATTAAGATAAGTAGCAACACCAGCATACGAAGCATTTCTGTTGTACTCCTTTAGTACTTCTACTACTATTTCTAGTTCTTCTAGGTGATAGTACAACTTGCCTTTTTCTCCGTCGTCTGCCTTTCTAGCGGCATATAGACCATAGGGAGTTCTTCCTACCCATTCATGTTCTTGCTCTTGAAGCCGTTCCATCGCAGTCTTCACTTTGATGATAACTTGCTTGCGTTCCATGTCGTCCATCATGGACTTCATACGGAACATCGCTTCTTGCGTTGGGTCATCGAGGTCAAGGTCGGGCATAGTCACAAAGTGCACATTAATGCCCAAAGGTCCACGAATGTGTTCTTCTACGAAATTGATAGCATCCACGAGGTTACGACTCAGACGGCTTGGGTCATAGAATATGACATCCTTCACATCTGGGTTCTCCTTGAGGAAGGAAAGTAGTGCTTGAAACATCGGGCGTTCTAGGCTAGACCCCGAAACACCAAAGTCACACCACATCGTTGGATATTGAATTGCCTTCTCAAATTCTCTTTTCGGAATACCATGGGTTTCGGAAAACCCCTCTTTGTCAAATGGAGGGTGAATCAATTCGATTCCGTGCGTTTCGCATAACCTAGTAATTCCGAAAACTTGGGTGTCTAATCCTTCTTCTTGCTTCTTTGTGGAAACCCTACCATATCCGACAGCGCGTGTGGGCCATATCTTTGCCATGATACAGGCTTAACACAAGTGGGAAATAAAGAAAGGGGTCTTTGTGTTAAGGGTAGATAGGGATTCTTCCCATGTAGAAGAAAAGGGACAGGGCTATAATCGCGTTCTACGCCGCTCATGGAACAAAGAGGTACAATCGCCCTCCAGACCCCTATTGTGGACATACAGGGTGTTTCTCGCAGTTTTTCCCGATTTAGGGCTACAAGTAGGGGGTCGAAGGGGTATGTTTGCCCAAATATGCAATTTCTGAATTATAGTAGAACTCTTCCAGCGTCTTGGTACGATTTTCCTCGCTCCGTATTCTGGAATCTTCTTTCCATATCAAAAAGGCCCTTTACCGAAAAGATAGATATCGTAGTATGTTCGTAGTTCCATACTTTTCCGTAAGGGAGGCTTTTACGAAAAAGACTAAATACTTCAGCCAAATCATATTGCTTTACAGAAGGAGAATCGATGACGATGATTTTACAAGCGGTTGGATGTATTGGTGGTTTGATACTACTGACTTTCATAATTGAATACTTGATGCGAGATAAACAAGAGAACATTCCATATTCCCGTGGATACATAGGAATACCAAAGGAGGAAGAGTAATGCCGTACACAGAAGATGATTTGGGTAAGACAGTATCCTATGAAACAGAACGCGGTAGTTACATTGATGAACGTATCGTGATGGTGTACTGTTCAACTTGTTCCGCACGATTCATCGGCCCTATCCGTGAAGCAGGTGGGTTCCTCGGTGGCCACGACATTTTCCATACATGGGAAATCAAACGCCTAATGGATGAAGATGGAGGCCTGACAGCATGAATCTAAAGACCGTGATTTACCATGTGAAACATCCTGTGGTGGACAGCATAACTGCGTGGTGGGCCTACGCTGGATACCACCATGAAAAGGCTACCGGCGGAACTACTAAAGACCTCAACAACTACGTTGCCGATGCGCTAAGTAGACTATATGATGCGGACGGAAATTCGCTCATATTGGCTGTCACACATTTGAATAAAGACACAAATGTTTCTGAACTTTCTGCGAGGGCTTTGGGGGACTGATAGTATGGCAAATAAAACTCATTACATTGCAAAGGATGGATGTACCGTTAGAAACGGAAGTGTACGCACTTACAATAGAATACTTGAAATGCTTACCGAAAGGGAAGAAGCGAGTACGCGCGAGATTCTAGACTTCTGTAACAATTACAGAACCCAAAGGGGACGAATCTCACAAACAGGTGTCACTATGACGGAGTTAGGAAACATATTAGCAAAGTACCCCGCCTTCGTACGCATTGGTGATACACCGACAGCGGGTTATTCAGGTAAGTATAAAATTGCAGTGTGGACGCTACGTACTACACTAGAATATACAGAAGAAGAATAATTTCGTAAACCGAGGTTTGCGGTAATACTATAAGCCTTGGCCAATCATCGAAATTTGGTAAAGGAGAAATAGCCATGGACAGGACGCGAACATACAGACACAAACACAGAAACCGAAGTAGACTGGGACACTTGCGAAGTAAAAATCGTAAATTTACCACTGTTGATAGAATTCAGTCAAGTCCACGGATTACCGGCTACAAGATTTTGAGAGCAGGAGAAATCAAGGACTTACAAAGAAAGGTCAATGAACACCTCAAGAAAGGATGGGTTCCTGCTGGTGGAGTTTCTGTTTGTGGTGGCTACGCCCACGCTCACTTTCATCAAGCAATAACAAAGGAGGCTTCACAATGAAGAAGTGTCAATTATGTGGCGCAATAACGAGTCGCCGTGTTTTCGAGGCAAAAGTGACTTCTTGTTTCGCATGTGTTGAGAAGTTATTGGACTTCGCCATCACCGCAGGTATGCGGTTTGAAGAAGGTGATTCAAAATGACCATCCCGTGCCCAGCCTGCGATAAACGTGAATTTGGTATTGCTAAATTGCTACCAACCAAATCGTTTAGTCGTAGCCAACAGAAAGCGATATACGAATGCAAAGCCTGCGGTCATAAGGAGGTAATCGGATGAACAATTATCCAGACAATATGGATTGGGGCGCGTATGATGATTACCATGACCCTAAATTGCAATGTGGTTGCCATTCAAGCGACGGCTGTGGCTGTTGGTGCGAAGACTACGCAGGAGAAGGAAAGCAACACTTGGTTGGTGAATGTGACCCCGACAATTGCCTCCTGTATCGCTGTAAAATCTGCGAGGATGTTGCAGTTGGATACGAAGTGGATAACTGTCCCGAGTGCCAAGAAGAATTGGATGAGGTGAGTGCATGAAAGTCTGTAAGACATGTGATGCCAATCTCGATGAATCCGAGTACTATACTCATCCCAACACGAAGGATAAACTTCAATCATCATGCAAATCTTGTGCTAAGGCGGCGGCTCGTCATAATTATAGAAATTCATGGTATGGTTCATGGTCTGCGTCACATCAAGAATGGCAACGCAAAAGGGAAAAGAAGGAGCGCAAAAATGCTCTCAAACGTGGACTTTCCAAAACATGCACGCACTGTAAAGAAACCAAACTCGCTACGGCTGAAAATTTTTACACGGGTGCTGGTCGGCACGGTTTGAAATCGTATTGTAAGCCCTGCGATAACAAACTCAAGACGGCTCGGCGTCGAGCCAAAAAGGAGGCGAAACAATGACTGTGAAACGAATTACAATTGAATACGAAGACGGAACCTCCGAGGTTCTTACACCTGCTGAATGGATGGGAGTTATGCTCGGCACGAGAAGTGGCGTATCATCGGTTCAGTTGTTGGACAACACCATGAACTCATCCGTAGACCCGATGAAAGAAACGTTCCAATCTGCACGGAATCTTGTTTCCGCAGTCGAAGAAGAGGAAATTGTTGTTCAAATTGAACCACTTCCGATAAGTTCCGACGCCCCGGCTCAGGCTTCCCCAGTAAGGGAAGAACCCCGTAAACCGGTTGCCCCACCTACCGACGATGGCGATAAGTCGTATCGGCAGGCCACTATTATTCGCTTTCCATTCGGGAAATACAAAGGAAGAACAATTCTTGAATTGGTTCTTAACGACAGCGAATTTGCCGAGAAATGCGCCAAGCAATTGAGCGATAATGGCAAACACCGTGAATTGGCTAATGCGATAACACTCGTCTTAGCGAGGAATCCCGATATCTAGATAAGCGACTTGAAAGGAGGAAATAACATGAAGAAAATAATTTTAATTGAGAAGAAAAAGAAAGACGGGGAAGAAGCACTGAACTTAGGAAACGTGGAAGTGATTGTTCTCGGTGTTTACGACACCGAACAGGAACTGCGTACCGAATTAAAGGTGATGAAGAACCTTCAGAAAGCGGGTAGACTCGACCCTAAAATGAGTATGGATATTATTGAGGTGGAATTCGATGGACAAGCCTGAAATTGTTTCTGGCGTATATCTACCAAACGAAGTCAGTCAAAGTAAACTGAAGCGGTACGAAATGTGCCCGAAGTTAACTTACTATCAAGACGTTATTCGTAAGCGTGACGGGCGCGAGCCGGTTACTGCCGCGCTTCCTATGGGTTCTGTATTTCACGAAGCCGTTGAAGTATTTCACGAAACCATTCGCAAAGGGTTTGAACCTGATATGGATGTTTTGATGAACCTCATCCAAAAGTCGTGGAAAGAGCAGTATGACAGTTATGTGACGCCACACAATCTAGACCATGCTCGTGATGTAGGCTCAGACGGTTCTATGGGCTATGATTGGCGTGTTGCCCGTAGAGGAACCCCACTATCAGAAATTCCCGGTTCGCATGAACGAGCCGTCAAGAATATACAATGGTGGTTTGAATGTTATGTTGAGGCATACAATAATGGCGACCTCGGTATTATGGACAACATTTCCGTTGGCTGTGAAATTGATTACCGCAGGGAACTTGACCATTTGGGTATTGTACTACGAGGAAAAGTGGACGTGGTATTCAACAATAAACACCTTGGCGATTGGAAGACAGCAAATCCAAATCCACAATGGAACTGGAGCCAAGACCGCGCTGATGGTGAAGTACAGGCTTCATACTATGCGGCGCTGATGAATGAAGACGAAGTTGAATTCTCATATATCGTAATCGATAAGCAAGTACATCCCGACTTTGCTAGGGGCAAGAAGGGTCCACAGAAATGTAACGTGAAAGTAATCACTACCAAGCGTACGAGGGCAGATATTCAAGAAGTCGTTGAACGATTGGAGCAATTCGTCATGATGACAGATATGCGCAATGGATACAAAGAGGGCATTTTTCCACGTAGACCAAAGCCTATGGGAGAAATATTTTGTGATAACTTCTGTGATTACAAAACACACTGCCATAGTGAACTGATGAAGGAGCGTAGTGAATCATGACTACCGTAATGGGTCGCGATTCGCGTGACAGAAAAAAGACTGTCACAATTTGGAGCCGTATCAAGGGGTGGTTATCTCGTGCTATGGGATGATACATTTGGATGGGATTGGTATGCAATTCAACAGATTGCACTCTTCGGAGGCATAATACTAGGCTTCCTCGGTATTGTTGGGCTCACCGAAGGGTGGGGGTTTTTCTGGGTGTTTAATCGCCTTGTTTCATGGATTGGATTGCATTCCGAAGCCGTGTTGATTTTTACTATTGTGTCTTCGATTGGACTGTTTCAGTTCATGCGTTACAAGGGTGGTTATTGATGAGCGAAGAACCTACACAGAACCTAGAACGCTGTGAATTGTGCGGTGTATTTCGTTGGGATGAAGATATCGGAGGCGTCTTAATCAAGAAAGGTCGGTTTCTAGAAGAACATCACATATCATACGAACCAGAATTAACAGTCATGTTGTGTGAAATATGTCATTGGAGAGTCCATAATGAAGATGGATTCAACGACCACTTGATGCCGGAACAGACTCGGATGAATTGGATGATGAAGAAACGCAAGAAGCCCGGTTTCTTTGAAATCAGAAAGAAAATGGGGGAATTGGGACTTTACGACGATGACGATAATGTGATACGTATTATCCATTCAGCAGAAGACCCATACCATACATTGGCGGCACTCGCAAACGAATTCCAAGGCTTGATTGAATTGGAACACGTATTTGAAATCCTATACCCAGAAGAGGTGAACGAAACATGAACGCAGTATACATTTATGCAAACCCAAACAAAAACGCCGAAATCAGACCTTACATCGAAGTAGTGACACAACGATGGAACGAACTTGGGTGGGAAGGTCCCCCGGTAGTATACACCGATGGATTCGCTAATGCAAACAACGGAGGAATGCCAGAACTGATGTCCGCTGTCAATAAAGGCAACGTAAAATCACTAATGCTATTTTCACTAGAAGCGTGGACTTCTGAGCGACATAAGTTCGTTCCTGTTGTTGGTAAACTGCTTCAGTCAGTCAAAGGTGGTGTCAGCGTTGCCTGTGCGCCCGGACTTGGTATACTAAAGGGTATGAAAGACCTCGCAAAACTAGAAGGTCTTTTCCTTAGTGGTGAATATTTTTCAAACCTAAACAGCGTTGCAGTAAAGGTCGGCATGTCTAAATCAACCAAAAAGAAAGGCCGTCCTTCGCTACTAGATACGGACAGGGAATTTGTGCGTCAAGTTGCTGTTCTATACAATCAAAGCCTAAGTACAAAAGGAATATCACAGCGACTAGGGGTATCGTACCACAAAGTATACCGCGCAATAAAGCACCTCCACAAGGAGGAGCCTAAATGAGTCAACCCGACTTATTAGATGACGTATGGAACGCTTTGAACACTCCTATCGATGTGGGCGGTCCAGTACAGAAAATGTTGATTTTAGCGTTCTGTTTTATTGGAGGTATTGTTATGGGGGCTCATCTTGTATGAAGTATCCTGCTAAGGTACAGAAGGCACTTAATGATTGGTGGCGTCAGCATGGACACGATATGCACCGTCCTGATTGGGGCGTAGTCAAATTGTCTGCTGGTAATACCTACGAACATAACATGCGCGTGGCACAAATCTGTATTCATTTGCTTCACAGTGGTATTCCTTTCGCTACCGAAGCGATTCTCCGGTACGATGTTCGGCCTGACATTATTTGTCCGACACACGTGTGTCCGATTATTGAAGTCCTTTGGAGTGAGTCAAAAGAAGATTTCGTAGAAAAGAAGGCAGGTAAATATCCAGACACCCTAAACGGAAAGTGGATACTAAACAATGCCGCGGATGAATTTGACCCTTTGATGTTGGAGTAGTATTATGGGCAGAAACAGGGAGCAAGTAAATCACCGTCTTGACTATTGGACACAGGTAGCAGAAGAATTTGCTCGCGCTAAGTTCAAGGGCGAAAACCCTGAAAATTTTACTATCCTGTTGGATTTGATGTCTAATGGAGATTACCCTTACCTTAGAACGCTCGCCGCGTTAGGCGACAGGGACTTGATTAGAGAACAGATTGACATAGATGTGTCGTCGATGAAGAAAGCCATTGAAATCATTCGTAATGTGGCACTCTTATGTGCTAACAAAGGATGGTCAGAAGAAGAATTCGGTGAAGCAATGTCCCTGCTTTTCAGTGGAAGTCCTATCATTGAGGAACTATTCGATAGCGAATTGGAATCTGACAAATCCCATGCTTCGGATGGCAAAACACGTATTGAACGCATCAAGTATGTTGGGCAATACCTTCAAGACCTAGATATGCCCAGCAATGAACATGAGTAACCTACACTTTACTTACGAAGGGCGTCCATGCGGGACATTGAGAAAATTTGCTAGCGAAGTCGTTAGCGTCGAAGAAGAATGGGTTTCGTCCTGCGAAAAGGGACTCGCTACCGTGAATTATCAAGCATTTTTGCAACCCGTCAAGGAAGAGATTTTGCGACTGCACGCAATAGAAATCACCGATTCACAAGCGTGGATGATTGTTTCTCAGATTTTTAACAAGGCCGTTCCAGATTACCTCCGTGATGAATCCAACGATGAAGATACTGAACGTAAGGGTATTGTCAAGAAGGGGCTTCAAGGGATTGCCGGAGTTATGGATACCGCATCTCGCGTCGTTACTGCTCCGGTTAAGGGCGTGGCCGACATGGTTAAGACAACCGAAAAGGCCTCGTCTAACGAAAACGAGTAATAACTGAATCGGTAGATATAAGTACTGCCTGTTATCGTTCCCCGTTATGAAATGGGGGATAGCCGTACCAGAATATGCTGGTCTGATTGATGGACTTAGTAATCAAGATTCTATGCGGTTGCAAAATCTTCCCATCAAGGTCGACCCTGATGACGGGCTAGGCAAGGTTTGGTTTTACGGGCCGGGTGGTCGCAAAAGACTTCAAGCAATCTTCGATTACTACAACTTAGGCGAAATCCCTCCCGGTGAAATGCTTCAAACATTCACTACGAAGGTTGGAGCGTTTAGCGTGGCTGATATGCAACGCACGATTGCTAATCTCCGTGGGCCAAATGATGATGGTTATTATCACGGTCGTTGTCCTTCGTGTAAAGAAAAAGGAGAAGCGGTCGGTCAAGTCTGGGATGATACTGGCGACCATTTCTATGCGAACCCCGACACTGGGGCGATTGGTTGTTTCTCCGGCTGTAAGAAGAACGAATTGATTGCGTCTGTAACGAAAGTTCCAGAAGAAACCGCTGTTGTATCACCGAACACCAGTGGCGTTTCACAGGTATCGGAACATCCGGTATTATTGGCCGCAGAAGTTCGCGCTAGAATCAGTGGAAACAACGTTCTATGTGAATCTATGAACAAAGAAGGTGAAAGCGCCGGTCATTTCAAAGTGCCCGTGCCTGAAGTCGAAAGGTTTGCTCGCGCGATTGCGGCGATGTCAGTGGAGCGATTCACTATCCGAGAACTTGTTGAGTCTATGGGAATGGACTGGACAGAAATTCAAGGTAATAGAAGTGTAACAAAACTAGTCCATCCCCCTGTCAAGGCTTTATACGGCCTCGGGGAAATCAATTACTACAAAGACGGACAAATAGAATTAAGGTGAATAATATGGAAAATAAAGAATCAATTGTAAGATGCCCAGAATGTTCCTCACGGGATTTAGAAACTGACAATGCACGCGGAGAAATCGTTTGCACTGGATGTGGACTAGTTATCGAAGAGAATGTAATCGACCAAAGTGCTGAATGGAATATGTACAGCAAGGAAGACGAAAAGAAAGCCCGTACTGGTGGGCCCGTTAACATGCTTATTCATGATAAGGGTCTATCGACAGACATTGACTGGCAAAACAAAGACTTCTCCGGTAAGTCGCTAAGTAGTTCCAATCGTAGTCAACTACACCGTATGCGTAAGTGGCAGTCGCGTGCTAGGTCCTCAAACTCCCGTGAACGTAATTTGCAAAACGCCATGCAAGAAATGTCTTCAATGGGTTCTCGTTTAGACCTACCAAAAAGTATTCAAACGGAAGCCGCCGTTATCTATCGTAAAGCGCTTGAAGCAAACATTATCCGTGGCCGTAGTATTCCGGGTGTAGCCGCCGCATGTTTGTACATTGCTTGTGAACTGGCCCGTGTCCCTCGTCCTATCTCCGATGTCGCTCATAGATTGCATATGAGTAAGAAAGAACTTGGGCGTACTATCAGGCAAGTAAAACTGAAACTTCGCATCCGTACCGCACCCAAAGAGGCAAGTCAATTCATCGGACAATTTTGTTCTAAACTACAATTGAAGGCTGAAGTAGAATCTTCGGCCATTGATATGTTTAATAGAATCAAAGCAATGGAACTTGATAGTGGCCGGGGACCAACTGGACTAGCCGCGGCATTAATCTACATCGCGGCCCTAATGGCTGGACAGCGTAGAACACAGCGTGATATTGCTGATATTTCAGGTGTTACTGAAGTTACAATCCGTAACCGATACAAGGAATTGGCTAGCGCATTAGACATTAATATGGAGGACTACATGTGAAGGATGATTCACCGATAGATGTAGAATGGCGCTACAAATACATGCAAAATAACGCGCAATATTTAGCCATGCGCATTGAAGAAATGTTAGAAGCAATGGATAAGGGCGATAAAGAATATCAAGAATTTTTCCGAAATCATTTTAGAGTGGTTCTGCCAGATTTCTGGAAGGCGATAGGTCGCCAAGAAGTGTGGTGCGAGAAATGGCCATAATTACCCCTGCAAAGCCTTCATCTTATCGCGTAGGTGAAAGGACTATCAAGACAGACAATTCCCATGTTATAGTGAAGGATAGGGACTCCAATGGGGACGCCCTGTACCTTCAAAAAGATGGTTCGTGGGGTTATTCCCCTACGGAGGTTTTTGTCAAACAATCCATTTGGTTCGACCCCAAAAACATCAACGAACGAGTGTACGACGAGTTTGAAGGTGGGTGGTCGATGGAAACCGAGGCAGTTGACATGGATAGGTTACTTGCAATATGTGGAAAGTACATGGAGCAACCAACCTTTGTCCGTGATGGTCAAGGCCCAGATAAGCAACCGTTGATTCGCATTGATGTCCCGAATCAGTATGTCTTAGGTCGTTTGATGAACCGTATTACACCCACATTCAATGGGGATGTTAAATTACCACAGCGGTTCTGTATTGATGAGCCATTCAAGGTTTCCGAGAAAATGCCACGTATCTGTTATCTTGATATTGAGGCTTGCCGTGCAAACGAATTTACTAACAGTAAAGGGTTCCGTGAACAGGAGATTACTCTCATTGTTTGTATGGATTCTTACACTAATATTCTACATGCGTTCGGATTTCACCCCTCGTTCATTGATGGTAATGTTGCTCCTTATGGTATGATGAACGATATTGGGTCTGATGTTGTATTGCATCACTTCTCCACAGAACGTGCTATGCTTGATGCTTGGCTTACACACATGGAGGATATCGGCTACGACTTGATTACTGCATGGAACGGTCACGGCTATGACCTGCCTCAATTGTACTTCCGTATCGACAGTAATGGGCTGGACACTGCGCGTCTTAGTCCTGTTGGGAATGTTCGTGCGCCAAGTAGTCGCAATCAAAAAGGCGACGGCATCGGGGACTACAACTACTATCTCATTGAAGGTCGTGAATCACAACCATACATGCACACTCAACCTTGGGATGGTGTAAATGTCATGGACTTGATGTGGGCGGCTGAGAAGAAGCACCACGCTACTACCAGCAACAACCTCCCCTCTCGTGCGCTTGACAATGTAACTAAGGATGCATTGGGTGACGAAGTAGGTGGTAAAGCAAAATGGAAGCCTGATTTCTTTAATCAAGAGTATCACGAAGAATGGGACAAGTACGTTTACTACTGTCTTCGCGACGTTGAACTGATGGAAATTCTCGACCGCCGTTGGGCTATCATTGAAGGGTTCCACCGTTTACAGGTTAAACAGTGTGTGCCTTGGTCAGACATTTTCTATACTTCCAAACTGTTCTCGGTCATGGGCCAGCGTAAGGCTGACTTCATTCAACGTTCTGGGCCTTCTAAGGCCGAGCGTAAGAACATGGAGGATATGGAGAAAATCCCCGGCGCATGGGTTCTAAACCCCCAGAAAGGCGTCTGGGAATGGGTCTATCTAATTGACTTCAAGTCGCTATATCCTTCTGCTGTAATGACCGCAGACATCGGCTATGAGAACATGCAATGGGAGAAACCAGACTGTGATTACTTTGAGGGTGAATACCCACCTGAAATGAAAGGCGACGACGCTATTCCTGTCTACTTCCGTAAGGGCGAGAAGAACGCGCTACGGGAAATCGTAGGAGAACTTCTTGAATCTCGTGCCGAGTACAAGCGCCTTCAAAAAGAAGCAATCGCGGCGGGTGATGAAGACCTTGCCAAGCGATACGGTATGGATGAACTGAATACTAAAATTATCGTCAACTCAGTATATGGTGCTACTGCATCTAAAGTGAATGGATGGGGCAATCGTGCTGTCGGTGGTTCCATTACTAAGTTCGGGCGCGAGGCGCTAGAGTTTGCAAAGAAGTATGCTGAAGACGAAGGCTATACCGTATTGTATGGTGATACAGATTCAATCTATGTCAAGGGTCCTGAAAACTATACTCCTGAACAACACCTTGAAGCCGCCACCAAACTTGCTGATGAAATCACTATGCTACTACAACTAGAACACAACTCCGAATACATTGTTGCAGAACTTGAAATGATTCTGGATAAGATGATGTTTGCTGATGTGAAGAAGAAATACGCAGGTCGTAAAAAGTGGACAGACAAGAAAGGCTGGATAGACGACAGTGTCCCATTCTCAAAGCGCCAAAAAATCATGGGCTACGAATACCGTCGTGGTAACTCCGCTCCTATTACCAAAGAGGAACAAATGAAGTTCTTTACGCTTATTTTTGACGAGAACAAATCTGAACAGGAGGTCTATTCCCACTATACCAAGGTCATTGACGACGCGCGTAATGGACGTCTTGATGTTGAACAGTTCTATCGGCGCACTCGGTTGACCAAGCCAGTTGAGAATTATGTCGTCCTTGCTTCTGACAAGAAAGGGGTAGTTTGGTTCGATAAATATGTTGCTGTTGATGGTGAACCTCCTATTGGGGTCGGTGAGTATTATCGGTACACTAGGGTCAAGAGTGGACCAACGAGTATCCCCGAAGGAGGCTATGTAGTATTCCGTGACCCCTCACAAATTGCAGATTACGAACTCGACTGGGATTTGATTACCGATGTTACACTTGTAATGCCTATTCGTAATCTGTTCAAGCCGTTGGGGTGGGACACGAATGTCTTGAAGAATCCGAAACGTAAGTTCTACCGACTTGAGGACTTCTTAGTTGTTTGATTGTCTGATAACGGGTATCCAGTACCCGGTCACCCCACTACTAATCGCAGAATAGCAATTGTAGTAGAACTCTTCAACTGTTTTACAGAACCTATCGTCATCGAACCAGAAAAGAACATTGGTTTTTGTTGCGAAACTTTCTTTCCAGCAATTTTACCGCGAAGAAATAATTTCAGGAACTATCTTTTACATTGCTTACGCTAAAGAGCCGCAGTGTTGCGTTCACAGGATATTTTACCTGTGTCCCTTTTCATACATATCAAGGGACGCACACTGCTCTACATTTAAAAGAATAAGTATACATTTAATCTAACCGGAAATCTGGGCCTATTCTGGGGATAGAACCTACTGTTACTGACTCGACCATGCCTCGCAGTTGGTCGGTTTGTTGCATTGTTGCACCTGCGGAAATCTTGTCGAATATTGCTTCGCCTGCTGAAGCATGTAGGAAACTTTGGGAATGTGCACCTCCCCATCCACGGTCGGGTGTTAGTGTCACCGGATATCCTTTCTGTCCAATGCGGTCAACCATAACTTGGATGTAACGATGGTCAAACTCACCCATACCATTACCACCTAATTCATCATTCATTTGGTTGTCTATCTGTTCGTATACACAGTCAAGGAATGCTTCTAGTCCTAGTTGTTGGTATACTACCCAATATTCAGATGTCCATGACAATGCAGGGAGTATGAAATCACCCAGTAGTTCGTGAACGTCTTTCCATAATCCACTAGACTTTGCGATACGGGGTCCACGGATACGTACTCTCCATAGTCCCAATTCGTCATCAAATTCGCTTACGGCAAATTCTGCCCCATCAATACCACTGATACGAATTGATAGTAACATATCTCGTGCAATCAGAAGTTCTTGTGCTGATGCATCTGGTACTTTAATTACCAGTTCATCGCCGTTCTTTAATGACTTCTCGATGGGGTAATCTCTTCCAAATACCCTTCTAATTTGTCGCTCAGTGAATCCCCTGTCTATTCCCATTGCGTCCATATAACTACCATCAACCACTATTGAAAGAGTGTCTGTTCCATAATCTACGGAATCAATGATGTTGTCCATGTACTCTTCTCCGCAGAATCTAGCAATCGCCTCGGCATCTGTCTTGGTGTATTCTGGTTTTAGATATATGAGAGTAAATGCGTCTGGGTTATCGCCACCAGAAATAGTTACCACCCTGCTGATTCCTTTTACGGTACCACCGCTACTGAATTTTCCTCCGCCGTGGAATGAACGCAAACCTGCCTGTGCTATTGGTTCTCCAATGTTCGCCGCCGCGTTAGCCCCAATCGCTTCGCCCGGAGTACACTTTGATTCCTCAAACCATTGTAGGTAACGCTTACTTAATTTCGTAGCCATAGGTTTCAAGATTTCTCTACCATCTAAGAACTCAATCAGTTTATCGCATGAGTTTCCCGTGTGTGCGACCATAGAGAATATGGTATCGAGATTCATTGACTTCGCGCATTCTCCACATGGTTGTGCAAGATTATTCCCATGTTTGCAATCAAATTCAAACAATAGTGGTTGTAGTACAATGTACTTGCCCTTTGATGACAGTTGTTCGTGGCCATCACCCCGAATATGGTGCGGACGAAGACCATCCCCTCCTAGATTGAAACTTACAATAGTACCATCACGAACATCAACAGCGTTTTGGTTTTCATCCACAACCACATCTTCCAAAGAACGTTTCAGTTGATACTCTAGGTGTCCTGCTTTCGCGATAGCGCCTTGCGAAGACTCGGCTAGGCTACGCCTACCTGCGGCTGAAGCCAACCAAAACTGGTCAGGTTCCATACCGGTTCCATAGCAGTTATCAATGAAGCCTTTGTTTCTTGGGTGTTCCGGTGGGTAACCGTTAACTGGATAGTGGGGTAAAACTCTATGGTTATTGATACCGAAGATAGGACGCTTACCACCGTATGCTACTTGTCCATAGGCGGCAGACATCTGCTGAATATTTAGTGGCTTACCACGCGCTTTGCTACGTACCGCTATTTGAATTGGATTAGAAGGCCCCACTTTATCAGATACGTATTCGGTTACATAGCCTTCAAATTCTGATGCGATAGATTTAATTTTATCTTCTACCCAATCCAATGGATTCTTACGAATTTCTGCGCGGTCTTGTAGGTTCAAGTCTGGTAATTTTTCAAGCCTACGTTCGTCATAGGCTAATTGAAATTCTGTCATTTTCTTGGCGGCTAGTTCGTACTGTCTGCTTATTTCTTCCCGCACGTCAAAATCCATTAGTGAACAATCACCTGTGCCAATCGAATAGCCTACATGTAAGTGCGCGGCAAACGCCATACGGGTGAATTGCATAATGAACTTCTTCATGTGTTTGAATCCTTCTTCATATCCATAGAGGTAAAAGAATGCTGGTGCGATAGAAGCCCCTCCTTCGCCAAATGCCGTCTTGTCGAGTGTTCCTTGGATAATTTGCCCATCTAGGATAACAACCGTTTCTTTGATTTCTTTGCCCTTGAATTCGCCGTTGTATAGTTGCTTTGATGTTGTTTCTCTTTTGATACTACCGTCAGAGTTTCGTTCTGGGTTATTCCCTTTGAATGTAGCATTGATACCATCTGGGATAAGACTCGAAAGTAAAAGCCTGCCTGTCCAGTACATTTTACCATCGCTATGTTTGTAGTCTGGTTCTGGTACTTCGGTTGGATAGTTAATGCCTCCATCTTCTGTTCTATACCATGCAGATGCAAGGAGTTTCACTGTTCGGCTTCGGTTGAAGAATGGTATTGCTTCATCTGTCGTATATCCGACGCCCAAATTAAACTCGCCTGCGCGACTGATAATAGGCATGGTCATCAAAGCAAGACCACTGGTTTCATCTTGGTCGGTCGCCACAGTTAGTTTACCATACCGGCCATGAATTACGTTCTTATCAAGATGCATGATTTCTTCTGCTTGTTTAATTGATTCCAATGATTGAACAAAGTGAACCTTGCCTGCGTCACCATCGTAGTCTGCGTTAAATGGGATACAGATAGTTGGGTTAAATGCAATAGACTTCGTCTTCATAGGAACTACTTTGAATGCCATGATACTTTGACGGTGTAATGAAGGAGCGCGATTGAATAGGCCCCAATCTCCGTTGATTAGATGTCTGCCTACTATGTCCCCGATTTCCAGTTCCATATTCTCCCTTCGTTCCCGATTCCAGCGTGTAAAGAAGTCCTTTTGTAACTTTTTCTTTTCCATGAATCCCATTTCTTCAATCTTGATGTCGCTTTCGTCTACATAGGTTTCAAAGTCCATCAATGCAAGAACGTTGCTTGAATCTTGGTCTTGTAATGAGAATCGTGTTCGCATAGGGTCTTCATCGCGAGTAAGTCCCCCGCGAACGATATATCCTGCCCCCGGATAGTGACTAAAATCTTTGGTGTTGACAACGCCTTTGCTCATGTTTGGACTACCATTGATTACGGCTTCCTTGAGTCGTTCACGGTTTTCTTCAGTGACTTCTTCTTCTACTGTAACCGTCATACACGTTGAATATGAAACCCCTATTTCGTCTACGTCTAAATCTGGACTAGGAGTTAGCACCGAGTACGATACGCTGTTAACTGGCTTTGTTTGTACAATTCTACGCATACGTGATTTACCTCGGCCAACTCCCCCGAGTCGGTCCATCACGCCTTTGTAGTTGACGTTTTTCTTACGGCCTCGGTTATCGCGGATAGAATTCGAGCCTCCGCTTCCTACTTGCGATGTTTGGTTGGTAAGTACATGTGTACATGCACGGAATAGTTCACGCTGAAACCGCTGAATTACACCAACGTCATAGTTTCGCTGTCGGGCTTTGATAATTTTGTTGTTAACGAATACTACGTTACTATACAACTTAGATAGGTCGTTTAGGTCTATGTTCCCGTCGAGTGTAAAGGAGTTTGGCCTGATAGGGACAGGTGCAACGGGTAAACTAGTCCAATACATATGGGATGGTTTGTTATCCTTTCCGAATCCTAGATACTTGTGATGTTCCGATGGAATATTCTCTAGAATAGTATACACTGCACCCATGTCTAGTTTCTTTGGGCCTTCATACATTGGCTTGCTTGGTGTGGCTTGCCAAGTTTGGTATGCGTGGCTCCACAATATTTCTGGTGAGCGTTCTTCACAACGAGGACATGAAAATAGTTTGTTCTTGGTATCTTCTTTACTGTGGTTGTTCTTTACTTGCTCGCGCGTCAGTCGTGCGATTGATTCTGAACCGAATTGGTTCTGTTCGGTTTCAAACAAGTTATCTACTAGATATTCAATACCTTCTAGTTGTTCATCAGTTGCCCTGATATGATAACAGTGATGGCATACTAAATTGACTGTTCTACTTAGTGGGTATTGCATACTGGCGAGGTAGGAATTTCCACTTCGGAGGTAAAGGTAGTTTGGTATAGGTGCCGCCAATTCAATATGGCCAAAGTGACCCGGGCAACTCATCAACGGTACGTTCGTATTCTTCGTTAATCCACAGGTGTAACATTCCTCTCCTGTTTCAGCGGAACCCATTCTTGGGTCCATTACCCCGTGTTCGATTGGTAGCGGTTCTGTTCTTGATTGTGTATATGCTTCGTGTTCAAACACTTCAACGACTGACATCTGCCGTATTTCTTCAGGAGAAAGCATCGAAACTTCCAGTGTTTTTATTTTGGGTTCCCACAGATGGATGATTGATGCGCTATCATACGGCGCGATTTGTATTTCATAATTGAAATTTGCTGGCAGGATGGCCCCTCTAAAACCGTCTTTGGCTTCTTCTGCTTCGCCAAGTATAGGAGTCTGGTCTTCAATGTAAGGTGGGTCGTACGAGCCTTCGTCTTTTTCGGGGACTTCTTTTTCTTGCTCAATGCGACTTTCTACAAATTCGTCCCATGTTGGGCTCAGTTTGCACTTGACAATGACGAGGCGGTCCGCCCCTTCCCGTAGTCCTGCGCTGTTCGGATGGCGAAGTACCCATTTCTTTGCCGATGTTAGGGTCTTTGGGACCCATCTTGCCGCCCCGAAATTAAGTTCCACGTAATTGCGGCCATTAATTTCTGAAGTGTAAATTTGTTCTTCGCGAACCGGCCACCAAAAGTGAGTGACCCTCCAGTCGATTTCTTCTTCTATTTCATCCACCATACGATAACATCCTGATGGATAGTGTCAACCGGCGGGTAACCATGTAGGCTTCTTTCTCTTTATCACTGGACTTGCGGCGATTAATCACCAAATTCAGTAGCGGTCCGAGGTCAGTGACTTGTCCCGCCGGGACATTAACCACTCCGTTGTTAATCCTAGACAACCTGCCATCCATCAATAGGCGGTCGCCCACAATCGCGGGTACCTCGTTCAGTGAACCTTCTGTAATCATGTTGTATTTTACTTCCAATGGGACAATGCTAAAGATTGTCGGGTTTCCATTAAACTGCAATACGTAGTTTTCTTTGTCAATTGCTGAAGCGATTTCTGTTGGAGTCATTGTTGGTACAATATCAATTGTATACAAACCATATCCGAATGTGGGTCCATCCAATGATACGGAATGTAGTTTACCTTGGAGTTCATCTATGTTGGCTTTGCAATCTCCCTCGACTGAAAGAATAGCGATGGGAGTGTTATCCCTCACAATCGTTGTGAGGTTTGATTCGTTGTCATTCCATGGTGTTTTCCCGAACTTTGTTCCCATGGACCTATTCGTTAGGAAGTGATGTGGTTCTAAGTGCATTCGGCTGATTTCTCCGATACCGACAAATGGTACGGATTCCCTAAAATTAACGGCCCACAGGTTGCCGCTGGTCCGGGACATGGTTATCCGATGTGGTAATCGGACATAAATCAACCTGCCATCGACTTAACCGCTAGGAAGTCTGCAAGTTCATTCATTCTATTCCCGGCGTGCGCTCTAACCCAGATATATTCTGGTTGAGTTCGTAGTTTCATATGCATCTTTTCGATACGTGATTTCAGTTGGACTAACTTGGGTGCTTTGATTTTATGTTCGCCGTTCATTCCCTTGACCACAAGTTGTGAATCGCTCTTGATTGTGATGTTGATATATTCCGGGACTTCTAGTCGTTCGTATATTTCTTCTAATGCTCTAACCACTGCATAGAACTCAGCGTAGTTGCTAGTTTCCTTCCCAATGTATTCTCCTAACAGGAAATCGATACCATCATAGTCACGATTAACAACCACAACACCAACACCTGCATCTCCGTGTTCTCCTTTTGAACCATCAGTCCATACTTCGTACTTTACCATGACACTCACCTGATGTTAGAAACGATTACTCGGTAATACGGAGTATCTGCTCCCCCAATCCTGCTTTTGCGTAGGATTTTGACCACCGAACCAATTTCTATTTCTTCTATTCCTTGTCTTTCTGCGGCAGAACGTAGTGCCGGGTCAGTCACTAAAAGACCCGGAAGTCGAGAACGGTACGGGCCTAGTTCTGCTTCTGCTTCCTTTGATGTGAGGATAATGTGCATTGGCACGCGGCTATGATTTAGCGGGTCCATGATACATGCGAGGAGTAACTAGGCTTTAATTTCACCAGTCTTCATCTTCATCTTCATCTTCATCTTCATCTTCATCATCAGAATTGAACTTCTTTAACAATGAAGTGATATCGTCTTCTTCATCGGCTTCGTCGGCCGCGAGGGAATCTTCGTCGCCCGAATCTTCGTCATCAGACTCTTCGTCATCAGAATCTTCGTCATCATCATCATCCCACCAATCGTCATCCTCATCGGTGTCCTCGTCGTCTGCTTCCTCGTCGTCTGCTTCCTCGTCGAGTTCGTCCCAGTTAAGGTCGTCGAAGTCTTCGTCCCAGTCTTCATCATATTCTGGTTCTTTCTGTTTCTTGGACCGCTTAGGTGTGGCCTTGGTTTTAGATTCGGTATCGTTGCCTTCCGAGTCCATCAAACCCAAATGTTTGGCGGTGATATCGGAGTTCTTTTTCATAGCGAGGCTTGGTTCTAACCAACCTTTCAGTTTCTTTTTGGCGCTCCCTTCGTTCATCGCCTTAACAGACACATGAAGACTGTATGTGAATTGCTTCATACAAACAAGCAGGTTTCAACTCGGTTATGAATGTACTGATAATAACCTATAAGTTCATAACCCACTTACTTACAAGTTATCTTTGATGGCAAGTGCCGCCGAGTGGGAGAAAGAGGTCTATACGACGATTCAGATTCGACGTTACGACAAATCTCGCCTTAGTGAACACGCTTTTCCACGCGAACCAAGTTGGCGAACTATCGGTAGAATGCTGGATATCATGGAACTAATGGAATCATACGGCGGCTGGTGGGCCATCAAACGCAAGTTAGATACTGAGGAGATATAATGGCAAAATACAAGCGCATCGTGAAGCACATCGAGGCTTCATTCAGACGGGTAATGGAACGAGAAGGAGTAGAAGAGGTCAATACTCGTCAGATTCAAGACGAGTATAACCTCGCGAGCAACTACGGTATTACAACTCAACGGCTCACTAACCTACTACAACGACGTCCACAATTCAAACAGGTACGAACTGAAAGTATCACCGGAACGAATAGACAGACTACCTACTGGAAACTGTCAGATATCGAACAAAACATGTAAATTGCTAGGGTATCGATAGCCCTCAAAACGCTATAATAATGAGGAGGGGACACAGTCCCTAACTCAGGAGTTGATTAAAGCAAAACAAAGCAAACAACAAAACAATGAATTTAACCTAAGAATTATACTACCAAGACGTAGTAAGGAATTAACAAGACTTGACCAACAAAACGCCTTGAAGATTATATCTTCATACGGTGGGTTGAGAAGTGTAAATTGCAGTGGGATAACATTCACCAATAATAGAAAGATGAAGATGTGTATAGATGGTACAGACGCAAAGCCCCGTAAAAGGGGGTCTAGGCGCGCGGCCCGTATCAAGAACTCAGTTTTTACAAACTGTAAGTTTGATTGTCACATCACCAACTTCGTGAAACATAAGAAAATCAAGACACCCGGTGGTGTTATTGAGAACTGTGATTTTACTAAGGCCGTATTTACTGGCCTTATCTACAAGGTGATGTTCCGAGATTGCGATTTTCGGAGTGCTGACCTATCAAAGGCAGAACTCAAATCTGTACAGTTCGTAAACTGTAACTTTAGAGGTTCCAAACTACCGAACAAGGGAGATGGTGAGAAAGCCATCGACTATCGAAACACACTAGGTAATCATAATCGTAACCCGTTTAACTGGGAAAAGCGAAATCTTGAACGAATCAAGTATGATAAAAACGCTAAAGGCATGAACCCTGACAAGGTTGCCCGAAAGCACCTTAATTCTAAGAAACGAATTCGTAAAGCAACTCGCAAATGAGGTAACATAAGAAACTCTACTGCGAACATATACTTGGCATACGCCAAGAGCCGCAAAATCGACCCTTCGGGGTCGGTGGAGCCGGCATAGTAGTAGCAAATGAAGGGGTATCGATACCCCCTCAAACGCTATAATAATGAGGGGGACAGGACAATCAGTCCTTGACGCCCTCGTAGTTAATATAGAATGATTGCCGACAATCAGTATTCCCAATCTACGGATTGATTATTAGTGAATATTGTGAATCGACAATCACCTTTACCGTGCCGTATCCTATCGGCCTCGGTAATATGAAGATATTCAAGTGTGAGCGTAAATACCCGAGAGGGGGCCTCCATACGGTGGAAACACAGTAGGGGAAGCGCGTAAAGTAATGACATTTGAAAAACAGAAACCGGGATACATCACTCTTAGGAGTGTGTTAGAATTGTCGCGTTCAGGCTCCGCAAGGAGAAAGCCACCTTACAGGTCATGCTGTTGGTGGTACTGAATGTGGAATTCCGGGTGCTTGAATATCTGTTGATTATTACCAAAATGTACACTAAATCGAGGCACGGCGAGAGTACATAGAATTAACATAGAGTCTACTTCGGTAGATGGGCCTTGGCGAAGGTAAACGCAAACACAGGAAGTGATAAAATGAACAGAGAAACGATTGAAAGATTGATGAATAATCTAGGCATTACGAATTGGATGACGGCTGAAGAATCCCGGCGAATACGTTGGGACTCTCAGTCTTCGCCAAAAACACTGAAAGTGCTACCAAATGGTGACCCCCTTCCAAAGGGCACCGATGGAAAAACGAATGAAATCCTGTCGCTTGAACAAATAGCGACAACAAGGATGGAGAAAGAATACGAAGAATTCGGCGGTCGACCAGACCCCGGATTCGAGATGTATGTTCAATATGAACTGAACAACGGAATTGAACCCCAATACACGGGGTGCACCCATGCCGACCAAATTTTGGTCGCTGACGGGCCAAGAAACCGCATCACCACTGGACACACTAAGGTATACATGTTTTGTACCAATTGTGGAAAAGAATGTGGTGGCGGAGTACTAGAGTATTACAGCACTCTGTACGTACGGCTTACAGAAAACAAGCGCACAATTACGCGCTTCGATGGGTCCGCACCAACAGCAACAGAAGAACATCAGATATGCGAAGTGGTGGATTGGATTAAAGTCCCACATCCCTACGCAACACTACAAGCCAGCGACGAGTATGCACACAATTACGTGCATACGGTTCGAGAGGCAAGAGAAATTCTTTCTGATTTGTGACAACATCCATCATGGAAGCACAGAACCGTTCAATCATGAACGGGTACAACGGGTGACGGTGGGCTTCGGCCCGCCGTCATT